TTTGGAGCGGGCAGATGGAATTGAACCACCTTCTTCAATTTGGAAATTGACATAATACCTTTATACGATGCCCGCATTTTTCCTAGAATGATGGTTCGTCATCATCCTCTTTATCCATCTCAGCAAGTTCTGCATCAACGTCTGAATTATCTGTAGTAGAACCAACATCGATTCCACTATCTATTTTAGTGTAAAGATCCATAAAGGAGTCTTTGGTTTCATCATCAAACCTAGCAACACAAAGTTCAATAGACTTCATCTTGTCATTGAAGATGGCGAATGCCTTAACGATGTGATCTAACCTTCTGGTCGAAATCACTTCATCGACTCCACCGTCAAAGAAAGTCTTTCTGATAACCTCTGCCCACTTGACAAGATTATCTGCAAACACTTCATCTACAGTTCCATACTTTTTCATAGAACCGATAACGATCTTCTTTTCGGTCTTAGTAGTAGCATATGGTTGTTCGATAGTGATTGCAAACCTTTCTAAGAAGGCCTCGTTCAAAATGTTAGTTCCGATAAACCTACCGTCATCTGAACCTTTACCTTTTGTGTTAGCAGTTGCCATCACATTGAAACCATTTTTAGGAGTAATCCACTTGTTTACTTTTTTCAAGTAAACACCTTTACCCTCAAGAACAGGCTGAAGGGCAAGTAACTTGTTAGAACCTAAGTCACACTCATCAAGTAAAAGAGTACAACCTTTTTCCATAGCCTCAATAACAGGCCCAGGCACAAACTTAGTTTCACCATTTACCAATCTGAAACCACCAAGTAAATCATCTTCATCAGTTTCGATTGTGATGTTAACTCTGATTAACTCTTTTTTAAGTTCAGCATGAATCTGTTCAATCATAAGAGTTTTACCGTTACCAGACAATCCAGTAACAAAAACTGGATAGAACATACCAGATTTTACAATCTGTTTAATTGTAGAGTGATGACCCCAAGGTACAAAACCTACAAAGGCCTCTGGAACTAAATTTTGTTTTTCCATATTTGTTGCAACCAAATTAACCATAGTATTTTCTACTGGCGCAGTATTAGTCTGTACTGTTTCAGTAACATACTTTTCTTCATTAGGAAGTTTGAATTGATTGTAACCAGTTTTACACTGACCTAGAAACCAACCAGCAAGTGGCAGTTCTAGTTTATCACAAATCTCTTTGACTTGCGATTTGTTCAGAATAGAACCAGCACCGAATTGTTCAGATGCAGAATCTACAAACTTCTGTTTTCTTGGACTTAAATACATAATATATAACCTCTCTCAATTTTCATCATACCTTAAAGTAACACATCTTTAACCCATTGTCAAGTCTTTTTTTAAGTCCTTGATTTTAAAGGGTTTTTTCATTAGGCAATCATCCCAACAAACTTGTTTAATACTGGGCGATTCGCCATTTTGTTAGTAGAAGATTTCATAAATGCTTTCTTCAATTCACCAACTTTAGCGTTTGGATTTACAACTAACTCTTCTGATTCTTGCATTGCACCAGCCCCAGGCAAGATATAAAATGCATCATATCCATCCTCTGTAGAAACTACCACATTATCTTTTCTAAGAGTCTTATAGATTTCTCTAACTTTTGCATAATCACTATATGAGTGTAATCCAAACTTGTCCTCAATAATATTCTTATGAACTCTACCATTTTTTCCAGAACCAGCAATAAAGAAACCTACAATATTCATATTAGGTACTCTTTTCTTTAACAACTTGAAAAGTGAAACAGTTTGTCCATTTCTACCATTTCTATCAGTAATGATTTTAGCACCACTAATTGGATCGGTAATATGAACATCATCTCTTCTCCAACCATCAATATATTTACAATCATTATAAGATTGACCTTCTTTATCCGTACTAACATGATAGGCAGAATCAACTCTATGACTATAACCATCAGTTAAAAATACAGAGTGTATTTTTTGAACATTATGTTTTTTCTGAAAGTCTGGAACTATTTTCATAGCAGCGATAATAGCATGATTAAGTGGTGTACCACCTAATTGATAATAATTCATCACTCCTAAAGGATAACCTTGTCTACTCCAATTTCTATAACCCTTCCAATTTTCACCCATCATATACATGTAATGCATCATTTCATGTTGTTCTTTTTTGGACATTGAAGAACTCAAAAAGTTAAACAATTTTAATTCATCAACTTTGATATCACCAGACTTGAATACTTGTTCAAACCTTCTATCTTTAATTCGATAGGCCCTATCAGAGAAAGCGAAAACCTCAAAAGGAATTTTAGTTCTCATACAAAATTCTGTAAGATTAAATAACTGTTTCATAGTACCACTCATATTCTCTTGCATTGATCCAGACCAATCCAAAAAGAAAACTAAACCGTGGTTTGTAGCCCCAGGCACATTAGTAACTTTAGCAAATAAATCCTCATTGTATTTGTAAGTATGTAACTTAGACATATCTAACGAACCAGTTTTTGCGACAGTAGCACGATTGTATTGATCTGCAGCTTTTTTCATCTCAAATTCTTTAGTAATATAAGATACTGTTTTTTTAGAACCGTCTAGAAAAGTTTTCAATTCTTGTTGAGTGTATTGAAAGAAAGTATCGTTTTGATCGTTTTTGTAAAACTCTCTTAAATCCTCTAGGATTTGAGCAGGCGTATCAATCATATCTTTGATATTATCTAACTTTGGTATCCAACAATAATTTCTATCTTGAGCATTTGTATCTAAAAACTTTTTAGATGCCTGTTGATAAGCACTATCGGTAGAAGCAACGAATTTTTTACCTTCTGATTTACCACCCTCTTTACCATTAGTAACTACTTGTTCAGAACCTTTTTTATCAGATTTTTCATCATCACCATCACCACTACCATTTGAACCTTGTTCTGTCTGGTCGGTGTTCTGGTCGTCTCCAGCCTCACTCTGGTCATCAGAATCACCGTTTTCTTGGTTTTCTTCTTTACCACCAGAACTGTCTGAACTTTGTCCACTTTGTGATTCAGCGTCAGCATTACCCTCACTAGGCATCTGACTCATCTTACCGTCAGCACCAGCATTATCTTGGTCTGGATCACCTTGGGATTCTTCGTTTTGTTCAATATATTCATATAACTCTTGAGCAAGTTTTAATACTTGTTTAGGAGTCTTAGTTTCATTTGCTTTTTGAACCCACTCCATCTCTGCATCAGAAAATGGAACATCAGACACATGTTTAAAATGAAGATTAATTCTATCAATCAAGTTCATTGATTTTAGATGTTTACCTTGGAGTTTGAAAAAATCCATTTGTAATAATTCAGTATATCCTAGATTGAAACACCTAACACCGCCTGGGTATCTAGATTGTATCATCTTTTCAATTCTAACATCTTCTAGGACATTGACAAAAGAAAAATCAATATTTTTCTTTCTAGCGGTTTCCAACATATCTAATGGAGTCCAAAATGCATGACCTACCTCATGAAGTGTAAATAAGTCTTGAACACTTTCACTCATATCTTTCCAGATAGGTAAAACCAATTCACGATTTTTAACGTCAAAAGCAGCAGTTTCTACTTTTTTATGAACTACATGAATATCTTCTTCTGCAAGTAACTTCGCAAGTCTCGATTTATCTTTCATAGTTTTCCTCTCAATCATCATCATATATATAAGCTGACACACTTTTGAGGCAAAGTCAAGTCTTTTTTTCACTTTTTTTGAATTAAAAAACGCTGTAAAATCAGTGGCTTACTATCACGCCCAGTTGGTGTTCCACTCTTTATATAGGTATTCTGCCAGATATCTGTGGCCTGATTCGTTTGGATGCGAATCATTTACTCCCATTCTATACTTTTCATGGTGAATTATTGATGATGCTGTATCTCCACCAATATCTCCAAATATAGGCCAACCGACAAATGTATCATTATTTATAGAAAGCATATAATCTGTAGTCATTAAATGATCTATTACTTTTCTTCTTTCTACCTTATAATCTTGTTCCTCTAACCAAGTAAAAAATGGATTCGTTCCTACTATCTGTAAATATGGTATTTTTTCATTTTCGCAAATACTTTGAACTGAATACCAGTATCGTAGACTCTGTCTCCACGATGTTTCCATTTGCCATATACCTAAATCTAATACTTGCTCTGCAAGAGGATCAAATTTTGTATTTGAGACCATTGTGTGATTTTGATTCCATCTACGAACCGCTGTAGAGATTTCATCAATCCCCAATAATGGTTGATGAGTCTGTCTTTTTAATCCTACTGAGCGTCTAGGACTCCAATGAAGAAAAGCGCTGTTTGTTATAGTATTATATCCATTCCACTGTTTTTTGGGGTCATGAACTTCAAAATCAATTCTATCTGGTTCGCTCCACATACAAACCACACCACCAATATTATCAGCATAATTTGTGGCATCTACAGTTTTATTGAATATCTGTTGATTACCAGACCCACATGTACCTAGATTTAAGACTTCCATATCTAACATATCAGCAAGATGTTTTGGCCATTTAGGCCAATTAGTATCCATATCTGGATAAACAGAACTGTTAAAATTATCATCTGTCCAGCTATCACCAATACAGACTAAAACTTTTTTCCCCATTATTTTCTCCCCACAAATTGAATTAGTTGTGAATCACCCTTACTAAACAAATACCAACAACAATTATCTTTGCCTGTGGAATTACTGTCTGGTATCCATTGCACTCTACCAATACTTACTATCTTTTTTAAAAGTGGTAGATATTGAACACTCTGTTTAGTATGTATCCAATCAGCATCAAACAATAACCATGTAGGTCTAAATGCAGTAAAGTATTCAATCATAGGATGTAATAGTTTTCTATCCCAAGGCGGATTTGTAATGATATAATCAGCTTCTAAAAACTCATGTTCACCCAAATCTCTAAAGTGTTTATTAATAATACTTTTTTTCTGTGGTTCAATATCTGATGCCCATGAACACCAACCACCTTCCATCAAAGTTTCAATATGATTTACCAATGCACCATCACCAGCACAAGGTTCAGCAAATGCAAACTCCTCTGGTAAATGTGGAACAAGAGGTTCTACTGCTTGCCAAGGTGTAGGATAAAAATCCCTCTCGACTCTTTCAAAATCACTCCTCTTACCCATTAAGCAGCAACATGACTAAAGTTTCTTATCTTCTCAAATCTTATTGAGTTTCTAAATTTGTCTGTTAATTGGTCACCCTTATGTGATATAACAAATATGTTTTCATTTTCTAAAGTTCCCAGTATTTTTAAGAACTCTTCTGTTCCAGTTCCATCTAGTGAACTATCAAATATTTCATCAAGTATTAATAGATTAGTATTCGTAGAGTTTTTCATTTTTGCAATTGCACGCCAAGTAAATAGTAATGCGAGGTCTATTCGCATTTTCTCACCCTCACTAAATGAAGCATAATTAAAATCATCACGGAATCTAGACTTAATAGTTTCATTAAAGTTTTCATCTAAATTAAAGTTTACATAAAATTCCATAGATTGTAAGTAAGCATTAATTAGTTTATTCATGATAGGAAGATACTGTTTAATAATCTTAGTCTTGATTCCAGTATCTTGTAACATTGCTTTTGCAGCTTCATTATATTGTTGTTCATCTTTTAAAGATGATTGTTGTTTATCTAACTCATCTAATTTAGTTTGTAAACCGTCTAAGTTAGTTTCATCTGCTGACTTTTCGTTACTATCTAACTGTGTTAGTTCTGTTTCTAGTTTAACATTAAACTTTTCCAACTCTGATTTAGAATACCCTATAGAAGATATTTTCACATCTAACTCTCTAATATTTTGAGTATTAGTTTCTATCTCTTCTTGTCTTTTTTGAGTATTTTCCATCTCTTGTTTGAGTTGTTTCATACCATCTTCTAGTTCGTCAAGTTCTCCTTGTTTAGTAGAGAGGATTTCATCTTTAAATGTTTGAGCGATTTCTTGATCACATGTCGGACATGTTTCATTGTCTTTAAAAAAATCAACTGATTTACTATGACTTTTATGTTTCTCTACTAGAGTAGCACGAATACCCAACATCTTCTGTATTTTTTGTTCTACTTTATTTGCATCCAAAATCTGCCCTAGATATTCTTCTTTTTTAGATTTTAATTCATCAATTTCATTCTCTCTTCTACCTATTTCTTTTTTATTTTGTTCTATCTGTCTTTTCTTATCAGTTCTTAGTTTTGCTTTTTCACTTTTACTTTCATTGATATACTTACTAGATAAATCAAATTCTGTTTGTGTAACCTCAAACTTATGTGAAACTTCTCTAGTTTCATCTACAATATTCTTTATGTGTGTTTTTACAATCATATTCATCATTGAAAAGATTTTTATATCTAATATCTCTTCAACAACTTCTCTTCTTTTCATTGCTTTAAGTTGCATAAACGGAGCCCATGATGCACTACCAAGTATTACCACTTGTGTGAAAGAACCATAGTTTAGTTTTAGAATTTGTTGTTCTAGTATCTTTTGATAATCTCTAGCATGCGCTTCTTGATTCACCATTACATCATCACAATAGATTTCAAACTTATTTGGTTTGATACTTCTAAATACTTTGTAGTTTTTTGTTCCGATTTGAAATGTAACTTCTACTTCTGTACCACTACCATTAATAGAATTAATCAATTGATTTTTACTAATCACTCTAAATGGTTTACCAAACAAACCAAAACATAGTGCATCTAGTATTGTAGACTTACCAGCACCGTTATCTCCAACAATAAGTGTTTGTGGGTTTCTGTCTAAATCAATACTTGTACTAGTATTGCCAGTTGATAAAAAATTCTTCCACTTCACATTCTTAAATATAATCAAACTGGTATCCCCCTAATCTCTGTTGCAGATATACTTTCAATTTCTTCATCAAAATGTTCTTGTTCAATCTTATAACCAACATCTCTTCCATATGTAATATTCACTATATTAGGAACATCCATAATAATATAGTCAACATCATATAAGAAACCAGCATTAGATAGTTTAATTTTTACATCCACGCTGTCATGATACCCTTCACCAGTATCACGAACCATTATTGCAACTTGGCCAGTCTTTGAATGAGCTCTTTTGAAAAGCTCTGTGTGTCCATCGTGCCAAGGCTGAAACCTTCCAAGCATTTGTACAGTTGGTTTTCGGCTATCCATTTTGTTATCCTTATGTCTGCTATTTTAATAGGTGGTTTGAACAGAGCATCAGTATCTTTATACGGTGATGCTTGTACGGTATCCATCCAGATCAATATATCTGGTCTAAAGTTATTTCTTAATGCTGGTAGTGGACAAATAAATGCACTAATACTTACTGGATCTAACTCTGCAAGTGTTCTCATCCTATCAGCTTGAACGGCTCTTCCTTGAATAGAAAAATCCCAATCATTGTATATTTTTCTTACTACATCAGCATCCCAAGTAGGAACAGATAACTCTTTTCCCAATCTATTTGCTAACCAAGTTTTTCCACTATTGGGTAAACCCATAATCAAAATTTTCATAATATTCTTCTCATATTTCTAAGTCTTGTGCTTCTGTGTATAGTTGTTTCATAATGTATTTTAGTTTCTTTTTATTTAAGTCAATTGATAAGTCATCTACATACCTATCTAAAATTGTAAGTGTGTCTTGTGTTCCTTCTACAATTTCATCTGATACATTGTTAGCATTTAATTCTGAAAAATCTTCTACAATTTTTACTTCATGTGCATCTGCTTTTAAAAGTTTCTCCGTAAACTTATCAAATGTATATAAATCTTTTTTATTTACAACAATGAGTTTTACATACTTGTTTGCATATTGTGTAAAATCGTGGTTATCATAATTCTTCATAGAATCATCATAATATATCTTTTGAAATATTTGATGAGGATTTTCTATTCTAGTCAATTCTCTAGTTTCTGTATCAAATATATGAAACCCTTTTGGACATCCATAATCACTCCATGTCATCTGATATGGTGTTCCCAAATAAAACACTTGTCCATCATCTGATTTCTTATGAAAGTGACCAGAAAATACAGTATCAAATTTTTGAAACTCTTTCTTTTCCCAACCAGTTTCCGATACATGTCCAGCATGCATTTCAAACCCTTTAAGTTCTAAATGAGACATACAAACCGTTGCTGGTGTTTCATCAATCATACCAAATGAATATATTTCATTTGATGGATTAATCCAAGGTAACATAAGAATAGGCATACCACCAAAGTCCACGGTTTCTGGTTCTGCATACATACGAATGTTTTTATAGTTAGTACCTATAAGTTCTTGCAAAGAGTTTACATCATTTGTATTTTTAAAATAGATATCGTGATTACCAACTAACATATGTAAGTTAATATCTAAGACATTAAAAGGTAAAAGAAATCTTTCTCTAAAGTTTTTTGCAGTTCTATAGGAAATATACTTCCTTCTATCCATCACATCGCCGAGATGGATGCAGTGTTTTATATTATGTTGTTGTAGATATGGAAAAAATATTCCTTCATAAAACTTATAAAAGTAATCGTCAAAAAATATATTATCATTCCGAGCACCAAAATGAGTGTCGGTTACTAAAGCAATTTTCATACGTTAAATCTTCCTTGTATTTCTTTTTTACGATAAACTAACACAAAGGCTTCGCAGTTTGGACATGTTAAATTCGTTTCCATGTCAAACTCTTCTTCATTTAACTCATCGTCAACATCATGATCACCACCCCATATTAATTCTGTGTGACAAAACCAACATTTCATTTTATATCCTCTTCATCCATAAAATTTTCTAATCCAACTCTTTTACTCTCTGTTTCTTCTTTTTTCTTTTTTGGTTTATATACTGCTTCATCTGGCACCATTACATTTGGATCAAATCCTACGACACTGTACTTTGAAGTATCACCATCAATTGTATCAAAAGGAACATATTCTTGTTTTGAAATAAGTTGATGTTTCACATGTGTTTGTTTCTTTTCTTTTGCAATTCGTCTAAGAAATGCATAGTATATAATTTGTGTAAAATATGCAAAGGGATTATTGGATTTCTCTGGATTGAAGTTGTGTAAATATTGTAAACAATTTTCAATACCGTCTGCAACCATTTCATCTTTGTATGTATAATTTATAAAGTTAGGACGATAAGACAACCCTTGTGCTATCTTTAAAAAGCACGAACCAATATAATTAGATATAGGTGGTTTATCATCTGTTTCTTCCATCTCTATACATAGTTGTTTATATTCCTTCATCGCTTGAAGAAACTTCTTATTATCTACATAGTGTGGTTTTTGTTTTTTAATCATCCTAATATATCCTTGTAGTTAGGTCTTATACTACATCAATTTGGGGCTATTGTCAAGTTTTATTTTGTTAATGAATTGTCTTTTTTCGTAGTAAATCGCCGTATAAATCTTGCCACTCTTCTGTGCTGTCATACTCATCAAAAGCGTCTGATGGCATTTCATCTGCTAATAGTTGTTCTGGTGAGGGTAATTTACCCCAATCCTCTGATTTCATATTGTCCATTTTTGCAACAACATATTCGTAATATCTACCTAGTCCGATTGAAGCATCTATTCTTAACGTAACAGAATCACTTGGAATTTTATGTACAGTTTCATCTGTGAATGGTTGTAACCATCTAGATAATCCTAAAGTTTCCATAAACCCTTTTGGGCCGTGTTTGGAAAACAAATCCATTTTCATAGGGTCAGAAATCTCATAATGTTCATCGGTAGCTTTAATTAACTTACAGATTACATCTTCACCATTATTTAATTTGAAAACATGATATTTTTCATTACTCATATAATTTTACCTTTTCTACCTTATAGTTTAATTCTTCTGTCTTGTATATATTTAGTCTCTGTTGGAAATGTCTGTATGTGAAATTCTGTCTACTTAGATATGATATATCATCTGCAATATCAAAGATTAAAACGGAATCTTTATTATCGCCCTTACGCAATCCACGGCCAATTGATTGGAGCACTCGTACCCTACTTTTAGATGGTGATGCGAACACGATGTTGTGAAGATTGCGAATATTGATGCCCGTAGAAAATGTACCATAAGAAGCAATAATGATTGCGTTTTTTTCATTTTCAACAATTCCTCGTATCTCTTCTCTAGTTTTAGTTTCTGTATTACCGTAAACAAAAAATACCTTCTTATTTAAATCCTTTATCATATCATAGAGTGGTTTACCATGTTTCTCTACAAGTTGAAAAAGGATTAATGTGTTACCCTTTACAGTTTCCCCCAACTTTTTGATAAAATTGTTTCGTTTAGCATGTGAAACAATGTAATTCATTTCTTCTTGATAATCGTATTTTTTAACTCTTTTACACTCTTCTTTATCATGCTTTAAAACTATGCAGTTAATATTTAGTTGTGATAGTGTTCCTTTATCTATTAATTGTTTTGTGGTAGTTACTTTTTGAACTGTGCCAAATAATCCCTCTAAGATTAATTGATGAGTTTCCATACCATCCAAAGTTCCAGTAAATCCAAATCTATATTTACATTCTGTAAGAAAAGTCATAATCTTAGTAAGACTTTTAGATTTAAACAAGTGAGCCTCATCTCCTATCACACAACCAAATTGATTAAAATAGGTTCTAGGCATCTTGTAAATTGACTGCCAAGTTGAAATAACTATAGGTAACTCTGTGTCTTTATCATGTCCAGAATATATCTTGTGAAGTTTTTTTCTATCCATTCCATAAGAAATAAAATCTCCATACATCTGTTCTACTAAAGATGTAGTTGGAACTATAATTAATATCTTCTTTTCTTGTAATAATTGATAATATCTAGTTAAGATATAAATTATGAGTGACTTGCCTGAAGCAGTAGGAGATACAAGAAAACACCTATTTTTTGATATAGCATGTTGGATAGCATCAATTTGATAGTCTCGCATTTTAATTTTTGTGGGAAGTATTGAGGAGGCGAATGTCTCCACATCTCCACGAATAACATTCCGCTCATTGTCGAATCCTTCCGTTTCTAAATTAATATTATTATCTTTACAAAAACGCTTGACATAGGCCATCAAGCCAGTATATAATGAACTTGTTCTTAGTTCATATAACCTTATCTTTCCATCCCATAAACGCCTTCGGTAGTGGGGCATATATTTGGCGCCTGGCACTTCAAAAGTAAAATAGTCTTTGAGGTTGTGTTCAACATCTTCATCAACATCACTAACCGTCATAAACACTTCATTTTTTTTGATTAGTTTCACTTTTTCATCCACCACCAGTAATAACTATATTTTTCTTTATAGTTCAACTGATTTTCATGTTCAGTTTTAAATTTTTTTATTTCACCTACTAACTTTAAATTATATAGGTTTGCAACTTCCTCTATAAAATCTAGTTCCCATCTCGTTCTCATAACTATATATTTTCTTGACCATTTATATACAATATTAAAGTCTGATAATATATCTACATTTGTCCATCTACGATTAAATGAGAACTCGTCTAAAGAAAGATTCATACTACCTAAACACATTACAACATCTGCACATTCTGGCTCAAACTTTGCCTCTTTTATTGAGCAGATATAATCTGGTTCACTAAATTTAAAGAACATATGTTTATGATCTTGTTTTCCATCCCTTCTAGCTATTTTTTTAGGATTTATTTGATCAAATCCTACCACATTCTGTATTCTTGATTTACTCCAATAACTACCACATCCTACATCAATGACTAAATTAGGATTTACTTTATTGATATCTTTAATTATATTTTCTCTTAATTCATGATTATGATGTGATACTATTTCCATTTTGAACCTAATACCCAACCCACAAGACTTCTTCTTATTCCGTTTGTAATTGGACGAACTCTGTGCCACTGGTCAGATTTAAAGAAAAGTGCTGTATCTGGTAATGAATGAAATGTTTCATATCTATCTTTAACAGCAGGCGAGTATATTTCTAAATCAAACTCTCCACCTTCAAAAGTGTCATTTAAAAAAACAGAGAATGACATTTTTCTTACTCTACCATCTTTATATGGTTCTGTGTGAGCATCTTGATGCCAACCATATTCACCACCTATAGGATACTCTCCATATTGTAATGGTTCTATTGCATCTATATCAAATCCCCAACCCCCATCTTGATTAACTTTTTTAGCAATATGTAGAAAATGTTCTCGTATATCTGCATCTTCTATAAAAGAAACATAGGAGTCTCTTTTAATTTTTCCAGTTTGATTATGAGTTTGAGCTGCTTTTGCACCCCTAACTCTATCCATAGTCATGGTTATTAAATATTGTGGTATTTCTTTAGTTATATAAGGCCATCCGTAAGACATTACATTCCATGCTCCCATTGTCTAAATGCAATAGCGTTTTTAATATCCCACCCTCTACCTTGGATAGATTTTAAAACACCATCAATATATTTGACAATTGTTTCAAGGTACATAATTTTATGTTCGATTTGAATGATATCTTCATCGGATTCTATGTATATTGATAAGTCTGTTTTTAATACTTTTAAATCAAACGGTTTTGTTGCATAAATTTTTGCATCAGCTTTACCACCGTAATATTCCCACTTATCTCTGTAAATAACTTTATACTCTCCTTTTGCTTTGTACAAAAGTAATTCGTATCTAGTTTTGTGGTCTAGATATTTTGCATAAAGTTCTTGGTTTTTGAGAGATTCGGTATCTAACTTTTCATCATTTACTACCAAGTCATTTGCGACTTGAATCTTCAATTCATCTAGTGTCATAATATATCCTTTGTTAATACTATTTATATCTTATTAATAGTATATATTTTATATCTAAAACTTACCTCTGCTGTTAAATTTTCTACATCCGTTGCTGCTTGAGTGAATGATAATGCACCTACCGATACTGGAAAAATATCTTCAAATCGTACTTCAACAATTGGATTATTTTTGTTTGATAATATAGTTAATGTTGCATCAGAATACATTGATCTGTCAGCAACAGCACTTCCAACTTGGTCAACCGATATAGTTCTAGCATCACTTGGTGTTACAGAGGTAGTATTTCTAAAAAATGAAAATTGACTTCTTTGTTGTGGAAAACCAATTCCAGTTAACCATCCATGTATTTCTCTATAATTTTCTAATTCTTCATCAACAATAAAAGTAATATCTAAATTACCATATGTAATATTTGTGCCTGGTATTGGTATATCTTTAAATGGTGTAGGTATAACTGCCTCCCCCAAAGTCAAGTCTGGAATAGATACCGCTGTAGTATTAAATTGCACTTTTGGAAGTTGCAATATATTAAAAGCAAATTGTGTAGGACTTGCATAGTCCAAATTTGTTGGTTGTCTTGACAACGGATTATTATCTACCACTACAAACTCCTTACAGTTATATCTTTATTTATAACGCTAAAAAAAAGGGGAGCGAACCCCCCTTTTAGTATTCTTTTTAAATATTACATTAAGTTTGAAACTTTAACTTTTCTGTAGTACTTATTAGTTGCAGAACTGATACTGATTGCACCGTTAGCAGCCGCAGCAACTGTTCCAGTGTGGAACGGATTAGCAGCGATACCGTATCTAGTTTTGAAACCAATTTTTGGTTGGAATGTGTTCTCACCAACTGCACGAACCATTTGTAGTGGAACGTATGGGCAATAGAACATACCAGCGTCATAAGGTGATGTACCTTTATAACCCACGACATAGTATTGTGAGTCAGATACGTTTGCAGAGTATGGGTCTACATAGACTTTAAATCTACCGTTCATAACACCAGCGAAAGTAGTTGATGTGTCATCTACGTTCAAGTTGTTATTTAGAGCAGGAGTATAGTCTAGAACACCAGCCATTTGAAGGGCGGATGCGACATCAGCGGAACAGATAATCATGTTACCTTTTCCTCTTCTTGTCTGTTGACCGATTGCGTTTGCATCTCTTTCAAGAGCGAACATCAAACCTTTAAACTTCTCAACTGACCATCTACCGTTTGAGTCAGTATCCAAGTCAAAGATACCAGCGTTAGTTGTATTAGTTTGAGCACCTTTTACAGCAGAAACATAGATGTTTCTTACAACTTCTCTGTTGATCTCAGCAAGGATTTCAGCAGATAGGATGTTTGCAAGTTCTGTCTCAGCATCTAAACCGTGGATTGCTTTTAAGTCTTGAGCAAGTTCCATAGTGTATTCTGCTTTAAGAGCACGTGTTACAGCAGTAACAGTATGCTTCTCAATTGAGAATGCCATTTCAGCGAAAGCATTAGAAGTAGTATCTCCAAGTGCTTCACCTTGTGCTGTTGTCATACCAGTTACGGTTTCGTATGTTCCAGCAGGACTGTCGTTAAGAACGGCAGGGTTAGTTGCTGTGTTTGTTACGTCACCACCACCAGCGTCACCACCAGCGTCTTGGTTTGAAAAGTCTGGCATTGTCTCATCAACAAGAGCTTCTGCACCGTCCATTGATGCAAATCTTGCTCTCATTGCAAAGATTAAACCAGTTGGGCCTGTCATCGGTTGCACACCACAAATGTCGTATGCAATCAAATTAGGCATTGATCGTCTTACTAGGGAAATCAAAATTGGATCCCATGTGTCTAGAGAAGCGTTACCACCAACAAAGTTTGTTGGAGCGGCTTCTGTCATGAAAGCTTTATCTTCTTTAAGAGCTTTCTCTTGGTTCTCTAGAATAATTGTAGTAACTGCCCGTCTGTAACTATCCGAAATTTTTGGTAATTCTGGATGTTCTAGGACTGGCTGCCACTTTTCTTGTAAATGTTCTGTTTGAAACATGTGTCTCTCCTTTTTAACAGTTTACGTTACTATTTCGTATTCGCACTCTTGACACTTCTGCCGATTGCAGTCATGTAGACATTCATTGCATCAGATGTGTCAATGTCCTTTACGGTGCCAGTTTCTACATCATCAATTGTTTCTCTCATCTCTACTTTAGTTCTTGGAAAATAACTTTCTTTTAGAGTATCAATTTTTTCTCTAAATGATACTTCGTCAGTAAAGTCAACTTCTCTAACTAATGATTGAAACTTTTCAATTTCAGTTTCAGCCAAATCAGAAACACTTTCTGATATGACCTTTTCCCTCACTAGTTGGGCATTCTGTTCTTTAGTCTCTACTACCTTTTGAATAGTTTCGTCCAGTTTACCTTCTAGTTTAGAAATCTTGTCTGATTGTGCCTCAAGTACATCGTACTTTTCGTCAGGCACGTCTACATAATGATCTTCAAAGAGTTGTTTCAATCCAGAGATAAAGTCCTCAGCAATTTCACCTTTTAGTCCTCGTTCAATTGCAAGTGTATTCTCTTTCATCCATTCTTCGACAACGTAATTTAAGTAGTTGTCAACTTTTTCCGATAGGTCGTCTTTGGTTTCATTAATTTCAGAAGTAAGTTCGTTCTTGTATTCTTCTTCAAGACGTTCTACTTCTTCTCTCACTTTAGATTTAACTGCAGCTTCAAATACGGTTGCAGCTTTTTTCTTAAATTCGTCTGTTAATTCAGAATTTTCATCGTTCATAAGTGCATCGACATGTTCTTTAACATCAATGTCTGCTACTCTTTTCTCGACTTTTTCTGATTTTTCTTTTTTGGCTTCGTCCATGTCCATTTCGTCCATCTTATTGTACATGGCCATGAGTTTTTCCATTTTTTCTTTATTCATGGATGCCATTGCGTTAATCATTTTGTCTTTCATTTCCATTTTGGTCATTTCGACAATTTCTTCTTCGCCTTGGACATTCTCATCTCCAGCAGCAAGGGGTTTATTTTCTTTTGCATCACCTTTTGCAACCGGCATTGCATCTGGTTTTCCCTCACTTTTTTGTTGAGCGTCGCCTGAAATTTCTTTTGCTTGTGCAGATGCTTTTTTACCAATCGCTTTTTCTCCACGATCTTCATTAGCACCTTTTTCTACTTTAGCCTCGGGTTTTGCACCACCGACATCTGCTTTACCAGTGACTCCGTCACTTGGAACTGCTTCTTGTTTTTCTGCTTTTGCAGCGTTTTTCATAGGAGCATCGGCACCGTTGGCTTCTTCTAATTCACCAAGTACTTCAGCTTCCAATTCCTCAATGGTTTTATCTAATTGATCAGCCATGGGATTATCTCCTTTGTTTAACTCTATGGTTATTAACTATTATTTATAAATTACAACATTTTGAGGAACTTAGCAAATTCTAATGCTTGATTTGCAGCCTTTCCTCTTTCAAGTCTTTGTTTCATTTCCACCAAATGTGGTTCAAGATAACTTCCATTATCCCATACCCATTCTTTTCCTTCCATGATACCTTCTACGAAAGCAGATGGAGCGGATGGATCAGCAACGATATCAGCCGCAGTTGCGAGCATGAAATCTTTGTTTACATAATTTGCACCACCTTTGGATTGCAAACTACCCATACCTCTAGATGAAACACCTAATGTAGCACCTTCGTCCATAAGACTTTTTACAATCTTACCCATAGGTGTGTCCATTATTTTTGCCTCTCCGATAAAATTTTTACCTTCGGGCACTAATGATGTTATCAAGTGAGATGCTCTTTCCAGATTTACAGTCGGCCCTTCTGGGTGACCTAACTCTCCAAAGGCTCTCTTTTTTTGTATGAAGTTTTTACTATACTTATTTACTTCATTAGTCAATACTTCCATAGGATAAACACGGCCATTTCGGTTCTTTATGTCCGCCTGCATGAAAACACCACGAATCTTATAGTTCTTTTTACCATCAGCAGTATCTTCTGCAATGAATTGAACGTCTTGGATATCTTCTGTAATTAGTTTAACAGTTCGCATTTGTTTACCTTTTCCGAAACTTATTATACTTATTTATAATTATAAAATGTTCTATAATTATTTTTATTATATGCCTGGTTGTCCTTGAACAATTTCTTCTACATAGATTTTACTATTAGAACCAGCAGTTTCATTTATGTGTGAAATACTATAACATGATCTTGCAGTTGCATCACCAGTAAAGGTTGCAGTTGAACTACCGTCAACAGCACCAAGTGTAATTGTTGTAGAACCTATTGCAGATACATTAACATTTGTTAGTAGTGTATTCCATGCAGCAACATCAGCATCTACTACAGATATTTGATCACCTATAGCAAAAGGATGATTGATACCAGTTCCTTCGCCTCTATCTGCAACTGTTAGTACCACTGGGTCAGCGGAACTTGCAGCTGTAATTTGAATTGCTTTTGGTCTTTCTTCTGGTATCATAGTGATTACAGTACCCCCATCTATATAACTTCCATTGGTTGCTGTAACTGCTGTACCCTCTTGTGTTATTTTGACAAAACCATTCTCTCCACCATGTTCCGAAATTCTGATAGCAGAACTTGGCCCTAATGGCCCTAGAACTAAAGCGGCTGCGTTGTCATTTGCCTGAACGATTTTACCAATGTGTCGTAACATTTTAAACGCCATTTTATTCTCCTATATGTCTAAAATCTCTCGTTCAAAGTACTTGATTAAATCTTTCTCTGGAACGCTATTTTTTTTCGCTACATTTTTAATTGTTTTTTCAAAAGTATTTAGGAAATCGGAAGGTTTATCGTCCATAACTTTGAAAAATTCCGTCCACAGCTTTTTTCATCCTAGGCGACAATTTCTTGTACTCCTTAGATTTTTTGTGTTCGTCTTTTTCAAGAACTGTACTATATAAACCTTCAAACTCCATTATTCTTCTGCTTCGTCTGCATCTGGAAGAGTTTCATGTTTAACAAAAGTTTTTGCTACTTCTTTTCTTTTTGCTTCAAGAGCATCTCCAACTTTAGTTTGAATCGCAGCCTTAAAAGCATCTTCTGCCTCAAGGTTATTTTTGTTCACAACTGCATCAACGAAATCTTTACTTGTCGCCATTTTCATCTCCATTTGGTTTTGGTTTTGGTTTCTCATCACCGCCTTCTGGTTCTACCTCGCCTCTAAATTTTGCAACATCATCAGCAGGAAGAGCACCACCATCTACACTTGGGTATCTAGTGATTCCATCAGTTGCATCTGGTACATTAACTCCACCATCATCAACATCCATACCAGACTCTTTCTTAATCTGCCTTTGCATATCATCTATTTCGGCATCTGTCATATTCAACACATTTTTCAATACATATTCTTTTGAGAAAAATGTACCGATATATGGTTCAATAGTCTGTAGTGAGTTCAATCTACCCTCTAACAATTCTGCCTTTTTTAATTCTGCAAAATGACCATCTTGTAGAAAATCATATTGAATATGTTCTACCATCTTTGGCCAATCTTCTAATCCAATAACACCTTTTAATAGTAATTGGGTTTTTAGAAGATCTGTTAGTAGTGGTGTAAATCTCTTTCTCATTCTCTGAACAAACTTAGTAAATTTAAGTTCATCTCTTGTAATCTCTGTACTTCTACCTAAACTAAATCCTTCTTCTGCATTTAATCTAGCTTGTGGAACATTTAATGATTGATATAATTTCTTTTTAAAGTATTCTATATCATCAATCTCACCAAGATTAGAACCGCCTGGCAATGTAGTAATTTCTGTTCCTCTACCACCTTCTCTTCGTGGCAACCAGAAATCTTCTAACATTGACATGTGATTTCTATCGTCTTTTATCTCACCAGTATTTGCATCGTATACCAGTTTGTTACGATAACGATTCATAACATCTTTTAGATATTGTTCTGCTTTTATCTTCGGTAAGTTACCAACATCAATATAGAAGATACGTCTTTCAGGCGCTCTTGATATACGATAGATAACAAGTGCATCCTCAATCATTCTAAGTTGATTAACTGGTTTGATTGCTTTGTGTAAGTATGAAAGTACATGACCTTTGTTTTGGTCAATTAATCCAGATGGACAGTAAGCGATTGAATCTGCAGCGACTTTAATACCTTGATTAGAACCACCAGCAACACCTATTCCTTTTTCATTATACATATAGTAATCTTCTATATCTTTAATGAGTTCTATTGAGGAAGCTGCACCCTTACCTTTATCTTTTTTAACTTCTCTTACTTTTTTAATTTTTTTAGGATCGATATATCTTAATTCTACAATACCTTGTCTGGGATTATTTTTATCAATTACTTTATGATAAAACAATCTACCATCAACATACCAACGCCTAAATATGTCGTGTCCTTTGCTTTCAAAGTCTAGTAGTTGTAAGACCTCTGAAAACTCTTCTCTAATTCTTCTTTTGATTTTGTCTGAATATCCAAGATTGTCAAGTGTAACTTGAATTGCTTGGTCTCTTTCGTTAGAAACAATAGACTCATTAACAATATCTTCAATCGCAGCATCACACTCTGCCTGTTGGGCAATGTCTCTATATCTACGAATTAGATCTTGTTCAGTCCGTTCTCTACCGTCTGTGTCTAAAACTTGTCCGAAAAATCCCCCACCAGCAACTTCAATAGTTCCGTCATCAGTTTTAGGTGGGGTAAATTTCTCTACCCCACCAGAGTCTTTTATCTTCTCAAATTTAAATCCAAATAGTTCCGCCATTATATTACTCCAAATTTCCTACTACTATTTAGTAGGTTTAATACTATAGTATATTTGAAGGTTCAAAGTGTTGGTAACGCCATGTAACCTCAAATGTTTCAATTTCTGTTGCTTCAGCAGTTGTTAAGTCAATCTGTGAAACAGTCAGTGGAAACGCATTTCTAAAAATGTATGATTTAAGGATTGTATCATCTCTGTCTAGTTGTTCAACTGTTAAATCAGTTTGATAACCAGCAGGGGTAATTAATCCAGATGCATCGGCATAATTGTTAATACCGTTTTGCCATCTTTCCATTGCGTTTCTAATCATAAAGTCAGTGTCATTATAAAAAGTAGTTGTCCAAGTTTCTGGAGCAGGTCTGTCACCAGCCATATAAATGGTTCTACCTCTGAATGGTATTGCAATCTCACCCAATGTACTCGCAGGCAAGTTAGTTGCAGTTACTAGAAAAGAAGTTCTACGAACATCTAATCCAATAGTAATTTCAGAAGGTGGAGTTAACGTCACTTTAAATTGGTTGGCACGAGCACCACCACCGATAAGATTTGCTTTGAAATCGTCTATTTTAGCCATGATTAACCTCCTACCTCTGTAAATGCGACACCAGTTCTTACGGCGACAAAGTTAAGAGTAATAAAGTTGATACTTCTGTTAGGTTTAACATAGATATCTGCAACAAACTCATTTCTATCAATTACTTGTCCAGTATTATTAGTACCGTCAGCAACAACTTTAAAGTCTGTTATACCTCTTCTACCTTGAACATCTCTAAGGAATGGTTCTACTAAGTTTCTAAATTGTGCTCTTGTAAATTCATCGTTGAACTCAAAGAGTTGAAACTTAGCGGCAGTTGCGATTGCTTTTTCTAATACCAAGAACAATCTTCTAACATTAATTCTGTCAAAAGCACTTGGTTTAGACAACGCAGTTTTATCACCGAACAGTACAACACCTTGGCCGGGAAAGTTAACAACTGGGTTAATCCTTGCACGATACAAGATATCTCTTTGAGATTTACTTGGATTGTAAGCAAGTTTTACAGCGCCTCTAACATTTCCTCTATTGAAACCGCCTGGCGAGAACCAAGGGTCAGCAACATTGTCTGTGTTTGCACATAGTCCAGCAGTGTCTCCGTTCAATGGAACGAATCTAAACTGGTCATTGTATTTGTCATACATGTACTTGTAACCACTGTCAAACACCATGTAAGATGATGATGGACAGTTATCAAATGCAGATTTAACATTATCAGTTTGTGTTACCGAATCTGCAACACCAACTACAGCAGTTCTGTGGGGTGATACAAATCCTACACAATCTTTTCTAAATTCACATAAATCTGTAATCATAGTAACATGTGTGTCCATACCAGTTTCAGTATCAGCAGCGATACTTGACGGCCCACCTAATACTAGGTTGATATCAATACTCTCTACATCTTTGAACTTATCGTATGCAAGTTGAATTTCACCAGCAGATACACTAAAGTCATCTGCACCACCGTTAAGTTGTGATTCATATGCACCAGTAACAGCAGTGTATGCACCACCTTCTTCTAGTAGAATATCACTACCAGCATCAGTTGATGAACCATCTGTACCGTCTAAGATAATATTGTCACCTTCGTCAGTACCAGAAGAGTCTGATCCGTTCAATAATATTTCGTTACCAGTTTGTAAATCTGTTCCCCAATTAGTTCCACTTGAGGTAATCTCTTCTGATTTACTTGTTGGAATATCAGAAGTTACTGGATGATCCATCCAATAAATGAGATTTGATTGTCTGTAGATTACGTCTGGATAATAGTTACTTTGTCCTTGAGCAGTTTTTCCATTTACGTTTTTGGAAAGACTTGCAAAAATTTCAAGTACGCCTTGAGTTCTTTGTCCTGCTGTATCACTGTCAAAACCAGCAATAGTTCCAGTTGTATCGAAAACTACAATGTGTAGTTCATCGCCTGTACCTCTACCATTTTGAGTTGCCCAAGCAGATGTGCCTGGGGCACCATCAAACAAGTCATAGAATTTCCATCTACGTCTGATAAATGAACCAGTAGCAAGTGCGGCAACCAAACCAGTTCCGTTTACATTGTCAAGTTCTCTGATTGTTGCAGTGTTGTTAGTGATATCAATTGCAGTCACTTCATATTGTTTATCTTCATGTCCACTCACTTGTGTACTAAATGCAGAAGTTGTGAAGAACGAAAGTATATCTCCAATATTAATTTCATTATCGGCAACGTCAACATCGTCTAGTGTAATTGAAGTTGCACCAGAAGCGGCCGTTGCAGCGATTTTATTTGCAGTAGTTAAATTTTGTTCGTAAGCAGTTGCACTAGGACATACAGAAACAGCAATACTATTTCCTTCTGACCCAGAAGTTCTTGATGCCCACAAACCAACAGTTCCTTGCCCTTCAGCAAAAGATGTTAAATAGTGGTCAGTTGATCTTATTAGTAGTCCACTCGCCTTTGATGTTGCGTTTAAAACACCAGATTCGACACGAACCACTCTTAGAGCATCTGAATATTGTAAAAAGTTAGCGGCTGTAAACCAAGTTTCGTAGTTAGATGCATTAGGTTTTCCAAAGATTTTTACTAATTCTTCTTCTGAACCAATTGCAGTAACCTCACCGACAGGCCCCTTTTCAAATGGCCCAGCAATTGCACCAATAGATGTTGCAACAGCAGGAACGACATTTGTTAAGTCGACCTCTTTAACTTGGACGCCAGGTGATACTAGAAATGCCATGATTTACTCCTTGTCCTTTAAGTTTGCCCGTTCAGCATTGTTCTTACTTAATCATTACTTTTATTTATAATTTACCGTTTCTTAAAAACCTATATTTATATGCAATAAATCATATAAATAATTACATGACAACACACTATGAAAAATACAAAGACACCATTAAGAAGGTTGCAAGAAGAAATTACCGAAAGCGAGGCGTTTGGTTAAATAACATTCTGAGCGATCAATCTTGTGTTCATTGTGGTGAGGCAGAAACAGTATGTCTTAAATTTTACCCTCACGATAATGTAATACGTTCTCAAACCAAAAGAAAAGGTATGAACAATGATAGCAGAGAACAAATCCAAGAACTTATTGACAACTCTAAAGTTGTTTGTTCTAATTGTTGGATTAAACTGGATAGTGATTTAATAGAATTTCTCTAATCAATATTTCCAGCAATCATCACTCTGTCATGTTCACATTCTTGTGGTGGTACACAATGTGTGTTATAATGGTATTTATCATTTGGAAGTATTCCATTCCAAAATATCAAATAATCTTCCTCTGGTTTAATTTCTATATTTCTTCTTTCAAATACTAAAGGTGAACACTTAGGACAACATTCTGCATAGTAAGTCCATGCCCATATAACACTATGTATGTGTGATTTTGCTTTATCTCCTTTTTGATATATTGCACCCCAACATTCTCCAGCACATAATTTATCGTTACCAGTGAATCCTCTTACTACATCCAATGTTTTATCTGATATTTCACCAAAGAGTTCATGTATGTCATGCATATGCCATGTTGTTCTGTAATCTGTAATAATATTAGATTTATAACCACCAATTGTTTTTAAATTATATGTATCATCTTTTATTATGTTTTTTATTAGTTTTCTTTTTTCAATAGGTATATTTAATTTAACTTTACCAATTGGATGAATAGTCTCTAACAATTGGATTCCACTTTGTTCCATATTCATCTACCATCTCCCCAATGTTTTCATCCTCTAAACCGTCCACTATGAACCCAAAAGGAGCCATGTCTTGTTCTATCTGATCTTTATTTTCTTGTAACATACGTTCTCGCATGTCCATATTAGTTAATTCTTTAAAATATGTTTGGTCAATTGACCATGCAAACATAAACAAACATGCAACTAAATCATCATTACAACCCTCATCTGCCTGAAAGGATTGCCCCTTTACTACAAATGTAGATAATTCGTTTATCATATCATAGTCTTGTACTATCATTTTATTATCTTCAATCATCTGTTTTAGATTAGAACAACCAATCTTCTTAACTGCTTTAGTTGTTCTTACACCCAACTGTGCCTTACCACCACTAAATCCACCACCCATGATTTGTCCAGCACGACCTCTCATAGACGCCATAACTAGATTATCATATTCTAAATCAAACTGTAATGTATTAGCAACTTGTTCACCGATATCATTTACCTCTACCAAAATAAATGCTTGATTATATGCTCTTGCAACATCATATATTTTTTGTGGGAACAATAGTGGTTTTATTTCGTTATCTCTGTACTTCGCACATATTTTATATGGTATCTGTGTTACGTCAAAAACAACAAAGGCCGAGTAATCACTCTCTACTCCTCTTGCAACGTCCACCGTCATAAAATAAGTATGTTCTTTTTCTGGTGGATAATAAACATCCAAACCTTTATTAGATTGTATCGGTGTCTTATATGCAAGTTCTCTTAGTTTGCGTGGCGAAATGAGTGTATCAATAGAACCTAAAAACTCACACTCAAACTCTGTGTTAAACTGTTGTTCACTTGTATTCGCAATAGTTTCTTTCTTCCATTTCTCATCACGGCCAGGCACTTCTGACCAGTGAACTTCAATAGGGATGTAACTGTTTCTTTTTTCTTCTGCTTCTGTCCATATCTTATAGAACATATTCATACCATGTGGTGTGGAAACAATCATAACCTTAGTTGTTTTACCAGAGGAAATCGTGGGATACACAGAACTAAAAAATTGTTCTGCTACGTTGCTGGGTACATATGCAAACTCATCCAAGAAAATAATATTATAAGAACCACCACGAACGGCAGATGCTGAAGTAGATGATGCCAAAATTTTAGAACCATTTTCAAGTTCAAGACTTCCTTTGTTCCAAGACATAACACCTTGTTGTAACCACTTGGGAAGATGTTCATACGCAAGTTGCAGTCTCCCCAATAAATCTCTCGCAGTTGCGGCCTTGTTTGCAAGTATAGCAATATTAACTGCTGGATTAAATAAAGCATAGTGTAATAGATAAGAAACCATAACAGTAGACTTACCAGACTGTCTGGGTAGTTTACAAATAGTAAAACGATTATTGTGGAATGTACCAACCATCTCTTTCTGAAATGGATACATTTTAAAAGGTATTAGACCCTCATCAAGTGATACAATTCTTACATAATTTTGTATAAAGTATATAGGATCTTCCATACAACTAGCGTATTCTTGCAGTTCGTGTTTAGTCCACTCCTGCTGTACGTTTGCTTTTTTAAGATTTGGATTACCTAGATAAGTTTCCATAAAATTTATTTTCTCTTTCTATTCTTTCTTCTAATATATCAGTTGTTACTTTTTGATAATAATTACTCTCTTTACACCATTCATTATATCTATCAACACAATCAGAAAAATTCTGTATCTTATTTCTTTTATCAAGTAAAGTATTCATTTTTAATGGAACACCCCACAAGAGTTTTTTGTTCTTTACTAGAGTACTTATATATTCTTCAAACCTTACAGATTTTAACAGTGAACCTAAACCAATATTATCAACACCAATATTACTAAGATTGTATGTTGTCTTATTATATTCATCAAAACTTATACCTTTCATTTCATGTTCTATTCCAGTTAATTGCCAAAGCATATGGTCTGTATTATATGCAAATTCATTATAATCAACTTCAATAGCTGTAGGAAAATACTTATCTACCCACCACTTATATCTAAGATAGATTTTTAATTTTCTATTAAATAAATTTAAATCAACTTTGTAGTTTTCATCTTTGACATTATTTCTATGTTCGTCTACACTAAAAACATTTCTAATCTTATTAGTATCCCTAATACCCCAACTTAAAGCGTATTCAAATGGATCTCTTGTACAATAAAAAATCTTTTGATAATGTCTGTTTAAAAAAGGATACCACTCTCTTGTACCACCAGCTTTTTTACCAGCCATTACAGCTCTTTCTTTCATAACATAATGTGCTAATCTAGAAACTAAAGAACTTCCAGTATTGTTTTCTAAAAGTTGTATAACTCTTTCTAGTGGTTGTCCATATCGTATATATGTGTAATCAGGGCCTCTAGGCACTTTGTGTACAATTTTTACAATATTGTTATTGTATAATTCTAATCCTGCAGCTATTTCATGTGTATTAGTATAATCTAATCCAGCACTATTTAAAAATACTGTAAGACTTCTTTGTAAATAGGTTGAACCCACACCATCTGGGGTTAATATTAAATAATTCATACATCACTTTCCCTTTAACATTTTTTGGAGTTCAGCAGTCGAACCAACAAATAATGCGTTAGTAACATTCTTGGGTGCATTACTAGGTACTTCTTTAAGTTTTCGCATTTTCTCTTGTAANTCACCTAACTTCTCCGTTACCTCTGCTACTTGTTTAATTAAATTACCAGCAACTTCGTATGCTCTTGGGTGATCAGATTCTTTTGCAAGTTCTAATATACCATCAATCGCATGAGAACCCTTTTCTATAAGTCCATAAAAGTTCTCTCGTTGATATTTGTAATCATTGTCTACGTCATCATCATTTTGTGCAACTACATCATATACTTGTTTAGTATCAACAAGTTCTTGTGCAGGCATTTTAACTGGTGGCGCACCTAATGCTTCATCAATTTCTTTACTCATAATTAACTAGTTCCAGCGTCCTCAAAGAATGAGGATGTTTCATTAAACCCAAAATCATCATCATCTGCACTCGCAGTTGCTGGTGATGGGGTGACACTATATTTCTGTTGTCTAGTTGGTGTGTTAACTGGCATATCAGTATATTGATCTACTGTTGCAGTTTTAATAACTGCCTGTGAAGTAACTGGGCCATATAAGTAAAACTTACAAGTAAAGTCAAGGTTGTAGATTACTGCTCTTCGTTCTGCAAAATCTCCTTGATAATTATCTTCGTAACTAATGCTGTTTAAAACAATTGGTACATCTCTTTTGATTCCCATGTCAACCATATCATTAATTGTTAGTGAATAATCTGGTTGAAAGTATGGTAAAATTTGTTCAACAATTTGCAATGCATCATCTGATTGTTTTGCCATAATATATAGTGTGAAACTTAAATTGTAAGGAACAGGCATATATTGTGTATCCATTCTATTTGACTTAGCATCACTACCGCCATCCTTTACCTTTTTAAATTTCTGTACACGATTTAATTTTCTTGCTGGATCATAAGTCATTCCAGTAATTTCAAAACCAATTCTAGGTAGAGTTATTGCAACTTTAGCTGCTAAACTTGGATCTTGATTTAGTCTTGCTAAAAACTTTTGTTTGGGGCCATATGCCAATGGCACCTTCATTGATTGATTCACTTTTCCAGCATTATCTTTTCTAACAATATTAATATTATTAAATAATGAACCAAAAGCGACAACCACTTTTCTCATACTTTCGTGGTAAAATTGTTGTCCTAACATATCTAAGCTCCTGCATCACCAAATGGGTTTTTCTCACTAAAATCAAGAATATTCTCATTGGTTATTTGTTGTGTTATAAATTCATTTTGTGCCGACTTGTCGGTATCCATGTCACCTATTATATATTCCTCTGAAATTAAGTAACCAGCGAGTCCAGTATCAGCATCATTCTCTAATTGTAGAGAACCAACTTCGTTTTCAAGTGTAAATTGATATACTAGAGCATCTGTACTGTTTGAATCTTCAATAGAATCAATTTCAGCAATACCAGTATCTAGTCTTGACATATCATATTCATACTGTCTACATCTTAGTTTGTAAATTGGATTGTTATCTAATTGATGAAATGGAGCATCATGGTCAACAAAACCAATCTCAAACATTTTTCCCAATACTGGATGGTAAACCAAATCGCCTTCTAAAGGTCTATCTGCATCCGTAGCATCAGTTTCATTTAGAAGATAAAATATATCTGTTCCAAATGTCTCAAAAACAGTTCCCTCTGTAATAGTTGTGGTTGCATCTTCCATTTGTATTGAACCACCAGTGGTGTCTGTACCATCTTCTATTGTAAACTGTTTTGTTAATTCTTGAAATCTTTCTTTATGGACAACAAATGTAATTTCATTTCTGTTGTCTAAACCGAACTGTGTCATTAATTCTTTATCACCAGCGTATCCACTTTCGGCATCTTCAACATACATTTCTATGGGTTGTTGATTTCTATACTTTGCAAGAGCATCCTCACCAAGAACATTGTCTAGTGCTACAGCAGTTCTATCAACATAATAAACATCATGTCCATGTATTTGGATTGCTTCTTTTATTAAGTCTTTGTATAGATTTCTTTCACTTGCAATACTTGTTAAATTACTAGTGTGAAATGCTTTGTTTACAGCCATAGTTTATCCTATCATGTAGTTAACTGGTGTTTCAAACGCCAACTGTATTTGTTCTTCTAGTTTATTAACTTCTTCTTGTGCTTGTGAATAAATGGTTTCCCCATTCATGGTTACACCACCTAACATTGCGACACCACTAAATTTACTAAGGTTTGCACCCCACTGCCTTTTTATCAAAGCCGTTGCATATCTTTTTAGATAGATGTCATCAAATATATCTGTATAGGTTGATGGGTCTAATTTTCTATAACATTCAATGATTAAATACTCATCTTCTGTTACAGCACTAACATCCATATCCAGATATAATCTGTTCTGGTGTTGATTAAATCTTACTGGAACTTCGCCAACTAAAATATGAGATAAGTGATCTAATTGTTGCATAGTCATTTCATATGATATAATAGAAGTAGAACTAAAATCAAAAAGGTCATTTAATCTCATTTGGTATCTGATATCAAACATACTGTTTGTAGATGAATCATCAAATGGAAAAATATTTAAAACAGAAACAACAGCAGATGGCATTGGAATATAATTTTTACCCTCTTCAAAAGAGGCCGTTACTGTATTATCAGCAGTGTCAGTTGCAGTTGTTGTTTCATTTGTTTTCCATCTTGCGATATCTGTGGAAGTCATTTTATATTTTAAATACATTCTTTCAATACCATCATAATGATATTGTGCAAAAAACTGTAACGCTTCATCTATTCTATCGTCTGTCTGGTCATCACTAACATTGATATCAATTACACCCTTACCTAAATTCCGTAGGCAATATTCTTTGAATGTAGATTTGGTTATTGGTATTGCCATTTTTATTCCTCTATATCGTAGATCTCTTCTAAAGTATCTTCTTTGTGTGCTGGATGCCCAGGCCCATCTTTTGTTGAGACTTTTTTCTTAAATGGTTGTGTTCCCCTTGTGGCAGTTCTTCTAGCAGTCGTATCCCAAACTAGAGTAGTAAATTCTTCTTTTTCATCATCATCACGAAACTCAACTACTAAACATTCAGCACCAGTAGATATAGTCTCAAGACCATATTTTAGATATGATGAAGATTTACTATCCATGAAAGTGGTAATAGTTGCTTTTTCAGCATCAGTAACATCAGCATCTCCATCTAATCCACCCAAGTATCTAAAAAATATCGGCGATCTTGAATATTTTTTTGCCATCTTTATCTCCTAATCTTATACTCTTATTTATAATACTTTACACATGATAGCACAGTATTTGTAATCCAACCTTTTTTGTTACCTTTTTTCTGAATCTACTTGCAGAATGTATCTGTGTTCTTTGTAATGCGATACAATGACCTATTCTCCAAGGGATGATATTTTCTACTGTAAATCCCTCTAACATTTCTCTAGGATACATGTCCATGTATTTTGGCCAAACTTCATCAGGCCATACTCCCTCTGCCCAATTCCATACTTCTTTTTTTACTCTCTCTAAAGAGAAAGGTATATTAGAAAATGATTTAGATAACTCTGGACGAACTGTTTTTGTTTTTTCATCCCAACTGCCAGGCACAAACTTAAATGGGCCATATGGATAATATTGATTAAAAGTTATCATCACTTGGTCACTAAGTAACTCCTCTTGTGTTCCATTTCCTTCAATCAACAAAGGGATAACAAAATCGTATCCACATTTCATAGGATCATGATCTTTAGAAAACTTACCTAAATCAACATGAAGATTGTGTTGTTTATTTGCTTGATACATATTTACTGCAACAATTTCAAAGTTCTTAAAATGTTTTCTAAGTCTTTCTTCGATACCAGTATGTTTTTTGACTACATCCATATCTAGTCGTTTAGAAGATAACTTAAAAGAATGTATCTTACCCCATTCCATATTATTGTAAATATCTAATAGATATTTGTGTTCCTCTGGTTCTAGAAAGTCTGGAACATATCCAGTTCCCTCAACTGCTGGTGGTGGTATTTTTAACATTAGTAATGTCCTAATAAATCCATCTTTTCAAGACATGATGGACATTGTTTACATGGTTCTTTTTTCTGTTTGTAACAACTTATAGTTTCTGTTAGTAGTTCGTTAGCGTTGTGTTCTTTTATATAATCTACTACCATAGATTTTGTATAATTAGATATGGGTCTATGTATAGTATATTCCCATCTGTTCTGTGGCATGTAAGTTTTCTTAGTTTCTATAACATGACTATTTAACAAAAGTTTTGATACTGCTTGTGGATATTGAGTTTCACACTGTTTCAATTGTTCTTCTGTTAAAGTTGTCTTTACTCTTCCATGCAATACATCTTTGATGTTATGTTCTTCCATAAAGATACTTCTATGTTCGTGGTCTGCTTTCCCCCTATGTGAATAGTAAGATTTATCATAGTAGTTATCATAATCAAAATGTGTTTTCCAATTTATATTTCCAAATTTATTTTTAACATATCCCCAGACAAATTTAGCAGCCTCGAGTGTGTCTGGTTTACCGTATCCAGTTATTGCATATACTTCGGTTGTACGATGTGTTATTGTATATTGTTTTGCTACCATATAAAGTAGAGCTGCTGAATCTATTCCACCAGAAAGACTTACCAGAACCTTGTCAAAAGAATCTAATTTATGCATAATCAATCCTTGCATTTTTATTTAGTAAACCAAATAACACAATACCTACTCCTACAATAATACAGATAGTAAGTGTCGGATGATTAAACCAAATATCGTTACTAAGATATTTATTATTATAAAAATACATACCTTGTAGTTTTTCTACGCCAGATAAAAACTGATCGTATATAATGAAAGACAGAATAAATGCTGGTCTACTAAACTTATATGTTCTCATACCCCATCCAATTATGGACAGAATAAACATCATGAGTAAATCCTCTTCCCATGTAATCCACCCACTGTACGACAATGCTGTGTAGATGGTCAGTAGTGTCAGAGGTAATATCCACCAATATGGGTTTATATATAAAACCTTTGAAAGATACCTTGCACCCCATATCAACACAATTCCAGAGATTATAGTTCCCAGAATATATCCCCAGAAGATAGTCTCAAAAAATTGTTGATCCTCTAGTAAGTCTGTAGTGCCTACATCAAAGCCTAAGTATACCCAAAGCGCAGCTAAATATGCATACATTTTATTGCCTGGAATACCAAAAAATAATGTGGGAAGTAATGCACCAATCTTTCCAGCGTTGTTTGCTCCTTCTGAACCGATTACACCTTTGATATTTCCGTTACCAAATTTTTCTGTTTTATGAATTGATCGTGTAATAGAGTATGACATCCAATCGCCAGTTCCACCACCACCGCCAGGCATGATACCACCAATAAAACCAACCCATCCACCAATCATCGCTGTCCACTTATATTTCCAAACATCAACAATACCTTCCCAAGTTTGTTTGTTGTGTTCTTTAATTTCTATCTTTTTAAATTCGTGTTTTGCAATTAGTGTTTCAATCATCTCTGGTATAACAAATAATCCTACACCTACAAGAACAAGTTTAACCCCATCGTTTAGATAAGTCCAACCAAGATTATATGTTTCATTTGACCATTCATTCAAACCTATTTGAGATAACCAACAACCAAACAATACAGCAATTATACTTCTTATTGTGTGCTTACTTGTTATTACAGCAACTAGACAAAATGACAAGAATAAAATGCCAGTTAACTCTGGTGTTCTTACAGCGTCATTTATTTGCATGTATAGTGGAAAGAATGAGAACCCTAGAAATCCAAAGATTAAACCGTTCATGGTTGATGTGAAAAGTGCAGAAGATAAAGCATAAGATGCTCTACCTTTCTTTGCAAGTGGATATCCATCCACCATTGTTGCAGCCGTTCCGTTTGCCCCAGGCACACCTAACAGAACACTTGCATATGAATCACCTATGGAACATGCAACAACTGTCACCATAGAAAAAAGGACAAAGAGATACTCTGCCCCATCAAAAAAACTTACTACTCCAAAGAGTAGTAGAATTGCTTTACCAGCACCAGCAGAAGGTACAAGTCCAATAAGGCCACCATAAACACAACCTAATGCGATTATGATGGCCCATTGATAGACTTCTTCTAATTGAAGAATAGACTCCACTTGATATTCACCTTTTCACCAAAAACTTCTCTTGAAGTTTTTACATCGTTAAGCAATTCTTTACTGTCAATTGCATCAAAGATTGCAAGTTTAGAATTATTTGCATCTTCACCAAGTGCCCATGGGTATTTACCCAACTTCTTATCTAGATGTTTCTTACTAGTTTTGTTATTTAACATCATAGTAAACGAACTAACTAGAGCATCCATATGAGGACTATCTTTTGAAAGAAATATAGTTTTACCTAAACCACTTCTTGTTTTTAGAATAAGTGCATATGCATCATAATAACGACCAGATGGTGCTTCACCCCACTTCTTTTCGTATGCAGTGTTGAACCATGCTTCTGGCATATTTGGATCTTTTGCAATCTTTCCATCGACAGAAACCCCATGAGAAAACCAGACTTTAGTTTTTCCAGATTTGATACCATCTTTATAGGTTTTCTTCATATGAGAGAACCCATCTCTTGAAACATCAATCTCACCATTAAGGAAGGCTTTTCGTCTATCACCAGACCCTTTCCATCCCTTAACTTGTCTCATGTTAGACTTAGAACATTCGACTAACTTATCGAAATCCATCGGCCCACATAACATCATAGCAATTGACATTGCATCGACAATCGTTTCTGAACCACCACCAATATGAATGGCTGGAATTGCTGGAATATCTTTCTTTGAGAAAACAAAAGTTCCTTGATTATGTGCAACCATTGTTGCAAATGCTTTAGGGTCAAATCCCCCCCAACCATCACCAGAAGTGATATACTTAATCATACCACGACTTTGGATCATAGTCTTACCATCCTTAGAAAGTTCGTTATTATACTTAGCGTATGTTTTCTTTGGATCGCCAGGCATGTACCTAAGAACTACTTTGTGTCCATCCATTTCAAGATATTTGTTCCACTCCTTAACGACTCTTTGAGCCCATTTAGCATTACCACCCTCTGGCCCGGCTGGAACAATATATGTAAAAGTCTCTGCATATGCCGTAAACGACATAGCAGAGAATAGAATTGCGAATATCAATTTTTTCATCTTTTATTTCCTTCTCACTTAGAATGTATATTTAAATTCAACTTTAAAGTTGTCTTTTGATTTTTCACCAATACCTTCTTGTCCATCCCAACGTCTTTGAAAAGACGGTACGATTTTAAATGCATTTTTACTGTCACCAGCAACATTGAATTTAAAGTCCTTTGAAATTTTCAATTCATTATAATTGGTTGTATTAGTCTCTGCATTTTGCGAGTGTGTCGCTTTAGTGGTAATTCCACCAAGGTCTTTCCAATTGTGTTGTATAAAGGCATAGTTGTAGGTTACAGTAGTTCCCTCACCCTTCTTATATTTGGTTTCACGATCAATACCCATACCGATATCTGTCGCATTTGCTGTAGTTGTCATTGCCATAAGGGCAACTGCTGTTAGTACTTTTTTCATTTTTCTTACTCCGTTGGTTAAAATGAATACACACTTTAACATATTTTTACATTTATGTCAAGTGTTTTTTGTTAAAATCACAATATAATTGTTATCTTGGTCTGTCACGATTTCGTCACTCCTTTTGATAAACCCCACACTCTCATAAGCTGCCATTGACTTTGTTTTAGGAACAGACCATACATATTGAGTATGTGCTGAATCTACTACAGCGTTCAGTAGCATCTTACTAATTTTTCGTCCTCTGTAATTTGGGTGAACCCACAGCCCCCTAGAGCGCCATGAGATTTGGCTGGTTTTATGTCCACTATTCACACCAATTAATCTTTCATTATCATACACTCCATAGTAGTTGACATCTTCTGTTGTCTTTATATTTATATCATGGTCAATAGCGTCTTTTACAACATCTACATCATCATATAAAAAACATTCTTCCATTAAAGTCCAAGTACTTACACTTGGGATATCTTTTCTATCAGGCCAGAGTTGTTTCCAACCTTCAAGTATTTCTAAATGATTTATTTCCTTTACTTTATATATAATATCTGGGTCTACACCTAAAGATAAAATACCTTTCCAAGAAGGTTTAACCGTATTAGATTTTCTATCATATTCCCACATATCAAAACTACCGTGAAGGTCATCATAAACTGGTAATGTTGTATTTTTTAAATGATCTGGGTCTTTAATATTTAATCCAACAAATTCTATTAACACCATTAAATTTTGTGGTGTAAGATTTAGATGAAATGTATCATTCATTGATTGATTAATTATATTCATAGAATTAACAAGTGGTAAAGGAGTAGGCAGTTCTTTGTCAGTATATCTAATCTGTGACTTTAGTAAATTATTAAATACAGTCATTACATTTGGACTTTTTACATTTTTGAATATGTCTGTATCTGTTATACCAAGAGGTATTATCATTAATGTTTTATTTTCTCTAATTTCCTTCCACAACTTATCTCTAAGTTTTTCATTTTTGGGAAACTCATAATCTTCTGATACGATATCGAACTTAGCATTTTGTATCCAAATATTATTTGCAAAATACTGTGCTGTTTTAGCATCTTTCAAAATGAATACTCCTAGTGGATTCATCCCACTATTTCTTACTCGCAATCCTTTCTCTTTTTTAGATGTATATATTTTTCTTTTTTCCATCTGTTCTAGATCAAATGGAATACCCATTCCTACAATATCATAATCCCACGAAAGGTTATTCCATTCTTTACCAAAATATTTTTCACCCATATTATACATCTTCTTTTTCTTCATAGACTTTTTTTGTGTGTTACCAGTTTGTCTAGATTGTTTTTTGAAAATATTAATTCTTTGTAATTCACGATCTGCAAATGGGGCAAACCATTCGTTTCTGGGGTCTTGCGACTCTTGATATAATCTTGAAGATTGATAAGATGGTATCCAAAAGATATTATGTTTTAAAGGATGGTCTTTTAATTCTTTTAATATGTTTCTATAATATTCATAGATGTAATCCATAGATTCATCTTGTGCTTTCCATATTTGTGGGTCATAATTATCCATACCCCTACCATAATATACACGATTATTATACATATCTTTGATATAATTTGTAATATAAATATCATCATCCATAACACCCATGTCTCTCATCCATTGAGTTTTTTTTGAATGGTCTGATTCACTAGACTCACCAGACATTTTTATACCGCCATATTTTGATACCGAATGACTTTTTAGAGGATAAATTAAATCAGGCCAAAACTCTGTAAATACCTTATCCTCTTCTTCGTAAACATCATGTATAAAGTCTACCTCAAAGTTTTCTATTTCCCAACCCACCTCTTTTCTATACCTATCACAGCATATATCATCTATTCCGTTATAGTTATTAGGGCTTGTGACATGAATTAAATTAGGATTGAATCCTCTATGTTTTAAAAACATGACTAACCAAGCGCTATCTCTACCACCACTTAGTCCAACTGTTATTTCTTTATCTTTGTGTAAATCGAACAGATAGCAAAATCTTTGATATTCCTCTTCCATATCATACTCAATCAAATCTTGATTTAAAAAAGGTTTCCAATCCTCTTCAACTCTTTTGATTTGATTGTAGATTGTGCCTGGGCCTACTGTATGTCGTTTAAGATATTTTAATTGTCCAGTTGTGATCCAATCCGTAGTTAGTTTTGTTCCTAACTCTTTTTCTGCATCAACTATCTCTTTAAAAGATGGTGATATAAAATTGTCTGAATAGAATAATTGTGTGGTAGCAAAATGATCTACAGTTGCTGACCATCTACCGTCTTTCATAAAGACAGAAGCAGATTGACCATCATACCCATAAGTATAATAGTTTCCTTTCTTAACAAACTTTCTAATACCATTATTTAAAAATTTCATAGTCAGCCCATTCATGTGGTTTGTTTGAAGAGTGTGTAAAGTGAACAAATTTTATATCTTCGTGAAACTCTCCCCCCATATATGCAAACTCATTTCCAGTTAGTTCTGTATATTTCTCTGTCATTTTTATCATAAACAATTTTTCTGATTTATGATTTTGTAATGGTTTCGTACTTGCAACCCATCTAATAAACCATGCTTCTGGTAAAAGTTTTAGTTTTAATTTTTCTTTAACACTGTCCTCAACAAAGTATTGTTCTCCATTTACAGGCCCACTTGTAACTCCATTATCAATGTAGTGTCTCTGCCATTTATGAATATCAGACATAAACTTATCATAGATGTATCTACAATCTTTTGGATAATATTTAAAGAACCCACCATTAATTTTGTAGTTCTCTGAATTAGTATCTCTCCACCAACCAGGCATTGCAAGAAACTCACCTTTCTTTATAGGATAGTCAAACACTTTCTTATAATCATTTGTAAGTAATATGTCAATGTCCATAACACAAATAGGTTCATCAATGTCGAGTTGCATACCCCACATTTTATTCCACTGTAAAGTAACCCTATCGTGATACGGTTGTCGTATCCAGATAAATTCATGTTCTGGTAGTTTTTTCTCTAGATATGTTTCGTAGTCTGGGCCGTACTTTTCACCTATCCGTACACATAATATTTTTGCCATTATTCTACCTTTATAGTTTCACCTTTTGGATTTTTTATATATCCATCTTTACCCATTAATACTGGTATTTTATTTGGATATGCCCCCTTAAAAATATATCCTTTCGTTGAATCTTGTAGAAAATTCTGTAGGAGATTATATCTTGTCATGATTTGAGGTAGTCTATAAACTATATGAGTTTTCACAAATGAAAATATATTACTAGCGTTCCACAACACTTTTTTACCATCTGTATATTTTGAAAACACACTAAAATCATCCTCTAGTAAATCAAACTTTACATAATCTATTCTACAATTATTTCTTGCCCATTCTAAATTTTCAAGTTGTTGTTCTAAAGTTCCATTCCTTATTGTAAGTTCTCCCTCAGCACCGTATAATTGATCACTTTGTTCGTTAGGATGTTTAATTATATGTTTGGGCCCAGCAACATCTATTCCTAGACCATCTCTGTCGATGGGCGGATATGTTGCAACATCTAATCCTAGACCATCTCTTACTATCTTCGGCCGAGTGCCAATGTGTTCAATAGCAGAAGGATCTATTGGTGTTTTTGACTTCCAGTTTTTTACCCACCATTCAAATTCATCAGCATAAGTAATAAGTTCAACTATTTGTTTCTTTAGTTCTATGTGTATATCTGTTATATCATAGAATACTATATGTTTAATGTCAAGTTCTTTTGCTAAAAATTCTGTGATGAGACCAGCAGTTGGTGATACAATAACATCAAACCCACCCAACTTTTGCTTATGTTCTTTCATCTCTCTCATAAATGTAGACATAGTTTCTGTATTTACTGGATAGTATTTGTTACTATTTCTCACATCGTTAAAAGATGTATACTTTTGAGGTATTCCAGTTTTTTTTGTCACTGGTTCGTTAGGATATCTATTATAAGAAAACGCCTTTATCTTTCTTTCTTCTTCTGAAAAGTTTCTAATTATTGGATAGTCTTTCGGTTTTAACCAATGTGGTGTATAGTCATCATGAAAGTTTGTATCTGCTCTTTCGTAGTCTGTAAATCTCAAATTAAATATCTTAGGTGAACCAAGTTTGTTCCACCATTCTCTATTAAGAATTATATCTTGGTCGTGTAAGTTTGCTGGTTTATCTGGTTTTGCAATTATATGTCCTTTAACCCAATAGTCATTTTCATTTCTCTCCCACCTTGCAATGTCCTCAAAGAAATATGACATTGGTGTTTTATCTGCATGTCCAGCAAAGTTCATTCCACATCTAAGTATTCTAATATATTTAATATGACTAGGTAAATTTAATATCGTGTCATGAACTTCATCTTTCCAACAACAGATAGTTAGAGCACCACTACCACATCCAGTAAGTCCACCACCAGTATTAAACCAAGTGGTGTGAGCATTCTCATGAATATTCCAATCCCATTTAATATTTTTAGGAAGATGAACTATGTGACAAAAGATATTTCCCCCACCCCCATCTTTTTCACCAAAAACTATTTCTGGATATTTTTTATGCCTGAATCCACTAACATACCGTTTTTGAATGCTGATCTTATTTACAAATTTACAGAAATCATCGTAACTTTCAAACTCATTCATCGTATATCACACCCCTTTCTTGTCGTTCTTTTTTAGTTTTAAATGTTGATAGGAATAAAAGGAATCTCATTTTCCATTTACTAAAAAACTTTAACTTTTGTTTCTTTTTCAAAATCATTAGCGTGTTCCCATGTGTTAACTATTGGTTTTCCTCTTATATTTAGGGATGTGTTTAACAACATAGGACAACCAGTTTTGTCATACCACTCTTCTAGAATAGGTCTAATTACGGATACACAATCTTTTTCTACAACTTGAACTCTTGAAGTTCCATCTACATGTGTCACTGATGAGTAGTCGTGTTTTGATTTTGATACAAATTGCATGTATCGATTCATTGGGCCTTCAAAGTATTCCTCTGCGTATTCCTCTAGTATTGCTGGAGCAAAGGGTCTAAACTTCTCTCTTCGTTTGACTTCATTAACTGTATCTTTAATTGGTTCTCTTGGGTCAGCAATGAGTGAACGATTACCTAACGCTCTTGGGCCGAACTCTGCCCTACCATTTGCCACACCACACATTTTATGTTTAAGTAAATGTTTGACAACTTCTTTAGGATTTATTTCTCTTTTTATATCATATCCTAAATATGGATGTCTCCATGTTAGTTTCTGTTGAAACACCATTGCAGCCGCACCTAAAGAAGACCCAGCATCACTTGGGGATGGCATTATCCATATATTCTTACCTTGTATTTTACTATTTGCAACACAGTTTAAAGCACAACCACCCATGATAACTAAATTTTCTTCTGGGCATTTCTCTACAAGTCTTAGTAATTCATCTTCGTATACTGCTTGAACTGATGCAGCCAAATCTTCTGGTTTACCAGTAAACTTTATATCTAACCCATAGTGATTATTGTTGTTGTCTAATCTTCTTTTTAACATTGTCTTGTGTTTAGGTTCTCCAAATGCAGCCATACCCATAACAATATATTCTTCTTCGTTTGGTTTATATCCCAATATTTCTGTAACGGCTGAATATAACAATCCTAAAGACCAAGGATACTTACGAGAATATATTTTCTTTAGTGTTTTATATTTGGAAAGATTACCTTGATCGGCATACCATATTGAAGTAGTATCCCATTCTCCTATTGCATCTACAACTATAACATTTGCTTTTCGGAATGGTGATGTGTAGAAACCAGCAGCTGCATGTGTTTTGTGATGGGGGAAACACATATCAAACTTTGGTTTTTTGGTTATCCATTTCTGTCCAGCATACAATCTTCTAGTATTTTTCCAGAAAGGACTTTCAAAGTAACTTCTCACATCTGAAACACGAACCATACTTGAATGGATTCTACTATCACCTTTTATTTGGGAATATCGTTCACTATGTGATGCATAAAGTATTTCTCTATCTTCTATTAGAGAATAACCAGCATCNTGACTACCTTCACTAATTCCTGCTATTCTCATTGCCAAACTTCTCTAAATCTTTTTCAACATCGTTACCAACTAATTTTTTCAATGCATATAACATCAAGTCGTGTCTTTGTTGATTACCACCACCGTGGATAATAAAATGAAATCTATTTTCTTTTGAACCGTTGTATGCTTCATGTGCTACACCGTTGTCAAACCAGTAGCCTGTACACTCCTCAAAAGGCAATTCTTCTTTTGTATCTGCTCTTCTTAGATAACATCCTTTTGGTTGTGTTATCGCAATATTAATTGCTGATGCAATAGTCCGTGTTCTACCCTCTGAATCTCTTTTAGCATTTGAATCGTTGTGGGCCGTAATAACGCCTTCAGGCTCTAATAACATAAATCTACATCTTCTATAACTGCCAGGATTATGTGGAAATCTATCCCTCAACCATCTTTTCATCTCTGGAGCATATTCATTTACTTCTGTCCATCCCCACACAGCATCTTCCTCTCGGCAACCATGTCCATCTGGATTCATAGTGTGATGCCAACCCATGTTTTGATCTTCACCCTTTTTAACCCAACTATGTATAGCTGCAGATTTCCAACCACCAGTTTCAGCAGTGTCTCCGTATCTGTGTTCTACAAAAAATCCATTGTCATACACATCATGAACTTCTTTGATAATTTCTTTTGGAATATCTAAAGGTATCTTTAAATACCATATATCGTGATGAGCACAATACTGTCTTATTTGATGATGTATACCCTTCATCTTCCTATCACCATAAACCTTTCTAATCCGTTATCTAATATTTTACTACCAGAGAATAATATGTCGGTTAGTTCTGCTTGTTCTGCAAGTTGATCAGCAGACTCTACACAATTTATATGATCTTCCCATTTATCATCACTTGTGGATTGTAAAATATAATAGGGGTTGTGTTTGAACCCTCTCAAATTGTCTAATGAATAATGATTTATTCGTTTCCATTTTTTCATAGGAAACATATGTTCACATGAAGTATTTATTATACAATCATAAGATATAATTTTATTAGCAATTTCAAAGCCTGTGCCATAATCTCTAGCATTTTTTCTTTGTTCTACTTCTGGATTTGTAATCATCCCCAATTTACCTATTTGTTCTGTCATAACATTTTTCTTAACACACCTAAACATATCATTTTCTTTATAATATCTATTAAATTTAAAAGAAGCATATTGAGCATCTTTATCAATCTCATAGTTCATAACAAACTTGGCACCCAACTCTTCTATAAGCACATTGGTTAAAATGTGTGCAAACCAACCACCCAGAACAACATAGTTTTCTGGATATAGTTTTAGATTGTGCATCTCCTCTGCAATCCACATTTTAGTTTCTACTTGAGATGCTGTCATAGAATCAGTAATTCTTTTTGTAATCCAAGGTCTATTTTTTTGTATTTCTTTTACAGCATTGAACCAATTATTTGAGGTATAAGGTTTATATTTAATATAGTCTACCATAATTTTTTAATCTCTTCTATATCAGGCATCTCATCGTCATCACTATTATAACTATTATTAAACAAACATATTTTCAAGTCTTTTCTTAATTTCTTGGTTTCCATATCGTCTGGGAAAATATTACCTTTGTACCAAGAGTATATCCATCCTTTGGGGAAAGGTTTTAATAGTTGAACATCATCAAATTTTTTACTTGTTTCCATACCTTCTTCCCATATATTATAGAAGAAATGATTAAAATAATTGTCAATAGTTCTGTATGTAAAAAATACAACTTCTTTATTTTTTTCTATATGTTCTTCAATAGGTCTTAATTGTCCTCTTGTCCATCTTATACAAGATGAATTTAAAGGTGTAGATTTTATTTGCCCAAAGTTCTTTCGGCAGTTCTCTGCATCATTCCACCATCCTCTAACAATATAAGGATGTTTCATATCTAGTTCAAACAGACAATCTATATTATTATGAATAAGAATATCAATATCAAAGTATAAAAAATTCGTACCTTTTATCTGTGGAAAATATTTTTGCTCATTAAACATATAACATTTACGATATGCCCAAAACATATTCTTATCTGCTCTGTAATGTTCATCCCATTCTGTAGGGAAGTTTTATATCATATTCTTCTTTTGGATTATCTGTAAGACAGTAAAAATTAAAAGGAACTGTAAGGTGTCTTTCTAATTGTTCTTTAAGTTTTTTAACATAGGTGTCATCATACTTGTCACCCCAACGTACACACAATACTGTGTTTTCCATAGTATCCTCACTTTAAATTATATAATTATAACAGATTTATTTTGTGTTGTCAAGTATTAATTTGTAGTAATAGAAAACATCTAAGGGATTATCAGCCTTACGAATCCCAGACTTTAATTTTCTATCTTCACTATCCTTTACTATTGATAATTCAAAAACTTTAAGTTTTAGTTTGAATAGGTCTTCTTTATCTTCTTTAGAACTACCATCATANTCAAAAATCATCTTATCAATATTAGACGTAATGACTTCACTTTTAGTTATTGGATTTTCTGCATAGTTATATAAACCATTTTCTTTNGCATAGTTGTCAAAAGCAAATCTAAAATCATTCCTAACTGCTTCATTGTTTTCTAGAGTTCTTCGTTCTAAATCCTCATAGGAAACTTCTTTAAGTAAATCTTGAAATTGGTGATCGTTTTCGTCTACTGTAACATAGTGTGAAACCACTCTAGTTTTTATTTTATACGTTTCGATATTACCTTTTTTTAGATAAAATTCTTTTTTAATTTCTGCATCTGTTCCAGAAGGCTCATCTGGATGAACTTGTCTGTAAAGAACTTCTACAGTATCATGCTCTGGATTAGTGTATGCTGCATCGCATATTCTTCCAGAAAAAATTGAGTTACCTATTGCCATTTGTTTTCCTTTTCCATTATTTATAATTCCTAACCTTTAGTTATTCGCAAATTTCTTGTTGTGATTGTAGCAGGAGAACCGTTAGGAAATTCTTGTGAACGATAAGAGTTACCAACTTGTCTTGTTTGGTAGTTACCACTTCCGTTTAGTCTTGTATCCACAACAGAAGATCCTCTAGTGCTTCCACCAGAGGCTGCAAAGGTATAAAGTATCTTGTGAGAATTAGAGTTACTTCCACCACCAGCAGCGACATATTGAATAGCGTTTTTAAGTATTGCCTCAATGTCAACACCACTACCCTCTGCATATTCTCTTAAATTATTATCACCGTCAATATACAAAAGATTTGTTGATGGATTAGTATCAACAGCACTTCTTTGATGTAAAAAATAACTTGTTACTGTGGTAGGTTGGTCTACTGTTTCTGGAATACCGCCAGATGAATATGCACCAGTGTTTGCCCGTGTATCTAAAAAGAAAGCTGCACCACTTGAAACTTGTGAATAATTAGTGGCAGATGTAGCGGAAGTTGTAACTGTATAAGTTCCACCAGTTGTGTTACTCTCTGTTCCAGAAACTAACAAGTCAATTGCTGGTTTACAAAATGTGTCTACTAAATCTTGTGCCGTCATTGCTCTAACTGTTCCACCAGTATTCTCTTGATATACTGGAAAAGCTTTACTATTGGTATCAGCAGTAAAGGTTGGTATAGTATATGCGAGATTAATTTTATCATATGCAACTGTAACTGTTTGTGGTTCTTGGGTTGAACCTTCTGCAACAAAGTCAGCAGAAGTTGAAGCACCACTTTCGTTACCATCACTGGTTGAAGCAGCACCAGCAGATAATCTAGTATCATTCATGCCTGTCATGTTTGCACCACTAGATGATACAACCGTTAGAACAGCAGATGGTGCTGTTGCATATTGATAGGCAGTTTGTGTTACCCATTCAGTAATTTCAGCAGAAGTCATTTCTTGTAGATTTCCACTACCATCATATTTTAAGGGTGTTCTTGCTGTCATAATTAAGCTCCTGCGCCGTGTACCGTTTTTAGAGTTGATCCAGCACTATTTTTAATTAACAGAGTTGACAATGTTTTTAGTTGTACCGAACCAACTGAATCATCTGCCATCATTGCCTCTGCTACTAAATCAATTGATCCAGTAGTTATTATTGTACCACTATTATCTTGGAATGTCAAGGTTCTATTTGCAGTAGGTTCATTAAAAGTTATTGTACTTGAAAATTTAGTGTTTGCAGCTGTATCATTTGTTTCACGAAAAACGATATCACCTTGTGTAGTAATATTTCCCACAGAGGTTACTGAATTAAAATCTGTGTTCTGTCCGAATGTACCATCTTCTAGTTCTATACCTTCATCATTTGCAAAGGTAAATTCTAGTTCATTTGTACCATTAACTCTATTTGCATTTTCTACTATAATTCTTGATTTCTTTTCTACATTATCAAACTTTGTAAATGGAAATTCTTGTTCAGCAAAAATATCAGACGTTCCATCTTCCATAAGAATGTCGTCAAATTGTTCTCCAATTAAATATAATGCTCTATCTTGTGTGGATCTTTCTGCTAAAAATCTATGAACTTTTTGTAACTGTCCATCTATATTTGGTAAAAATCTATATGAGAATACATCCTCTGTAGTATCTTCTAAGTTAATTTTATCGTTAACATTAGCTGCAGTATCTTGAACAACATTATCACCAGCGTTTGCACTACCGTTAGTGCTGTCTAACACAACCGAACCAACAACTGCGATACCATTAACACCGTTGTTAAAAGTTACAAGACCATCTGCAGCGATAGTCATTGAAGTATTAGCAGAGGTAGAACCTATATTACCATCGTCACCAACAATAAGATCTTGTCCTTGTAACTGAACCGTACCAGACAAGTCTGGAATTGTAACAGTTCTATCAGCAGTAGGGTTGGTGGCACGAACAGTTGTTTCAAATGCATCAGCAACAGAACCTTCAAAAATAAGATCTTGACCATTAATTTGGAAAGTGGCAACAGCAAATGTACCAGTAACAGCAAGTTCTCCAAATGAACCAGTTGTTGCGGCCAAAGCAGTATAGTTGATTGTTCCTGCTTCTAAACCAGAAACGTCATTTCTTAATTTATTAAACTCTACTCTAAATTGTTCTAGGGTATTGTTTGTATCTACTTGATTAGACGTTATTGCCATCTGCGTTTCCTACTAATTGTTTTAACAAGTTTTTGATTTCATGCATCTCACACTTTAAATTATTTATCTCCCTTTGAGCACTACGAAATTCATCTCTTTGTTGTTGTGCTTCATTAGATCTTGCAATTGCTTTTTCATAAGCACTTCTATTTGTATTAATTATCGCCCCACTACTAGTATCTCTAACTAGGTGGGTGTGTCCTTCTACTTTTACATATGTATGTTCACTCATATTATGTCGCCAATGCTAATGCCCTAAGATCTTTAATTCGTGGTGGTTCAGCAGCATTTGTTCCTTGTATAACTATTTTAATTGCAAACTGGATAAATGATGACAATGGTTCACCAATTCCATCATCCGTAACACCAGCAGTAAATTTGTATTCTTGGAAGTCATCGTCATCCAATGAAGCACCTACAGCCGTATCTGGTGAACCGTCTGTATTAAAGAAAGTATATGCTAATTCGTCAAAGTCAGAAGCATCATCTGTTCTTAGTACTTTAAACAATACTTTTATTTCTGCACTTGAATGTCTGTGAGCGGCAAAGATAACTTTTATCGCAGTGGCAGGATTTTCAAGTGCAACTTTTTTAGTAATATATATTGCGGCGTTCTGATCACCTTCTGGTGATGTCATTGGATTATAATCAGTAGTTGGATGAACATCACTTGAACTGTCAATATTATTAAGTTGATTTCCAACACAAACTAATGAAGCCCTATCTAAGTCAACAACTGGTGATAATGTATCTGTATCAGAAGTCATTTCTAAAGTTAAGAAAGTTGATTTCTTTGCAGACATTTCGTTAGTTTCATTAATCGTAGATGCAACCATTCTGCAACTATCAAACTCAAAGTTCTCATTTAGAGAAACTTGTTGTTCAGAACCAGAGGCAGTTGTTACAAAAGAACTTTCAGAACCACTTGGACTTCTTGCAGAAGTTGTTCGTATTTTTGATATAATAGTAGTTCTAGGTAATTCTAGTGTTGATACAACTGGTTTTATTAATTCATATCTATAATTTTCTGTTGCGAATATTGACACTCCACCAACATCAGCAGTTGTTGAGTCACCACTTATGGAAGCATTTGTCGATAAACCAACGGTATAACTATTCATACCAATATTTGCAATTGCAGTATGTGTCTTATTAATTTCCGTTAATGGAACAGATTGTATCATGTACAACTCAATCGTAACACCAGCATTATGGACAGCGGCAGTAGTTGAATCTACACCTCTAGTTACAGAAGTTACATTTACGCCAGATATCGAACCACTCATAATCTCATCACCAATTTTCAAGAACACTGTACCACTTGAAGGAAAGTTAGTTGAGGAAGCAAGAACTACTGTAGTGTCTGCAGCTGTTAAAGCAGTATTGAGTGTTGTAGATATCCCAGAAGTTACACCAGATATAGTTACGTTATTAGAAGCCTGATACATACCATGATCTTCGTGTTTTACAATCGCAACGGCAGAACTATTAGTTAGTGTAATTGGATTTGGTTTTAATCTCTTACTAGGTATTCCAGTATTATGTAGAGTTACTCGTCCAGTTTGTCCATTACTAAACTTTGCACGATACAAAGTAAACTTAGCATCTTGCATAGGTGTTGAAGACCAAGCACGATTGTTTTGTGATTTAAATAATACACCAAGAGTAGGTTGTTTAGACACAAGTCTATTAGAACCAGAAACATCTAATTCACCTAATTGTGATATCCACATCAAATAATCTAAACTATGTGTTTGTACTACGAAACAATATTCTAGATTTGGTTTTAAATAAACTGGTGAGTCAAATGTAAATGTAGTTGCTGTTGTAGCATTATCAGAAACATTTACCTCTGAAGCATTCAAAACTTTTCTACCAAAAGGTAAAATCTTTGAGCCTGGATACCCATTTACAACATTTCTAATTTCTACCCAAACTGGTAAATCTGTATCTTTCTTTTGGAAGAACAAATCTATTTTAGTAATAAAGGCACCAGTATCAACAGTATCAGCTGTATTTACCATAAAAGTTTGTGCAAGTGGATCGGGGCCCGGCTCGCCGGAAAACCCATCATCACCACTTTCTTGGGGTGGTTGTGGTACTGGGCGTCTACTAACAGAAGTAGCTGTGCTATTTCTACTTGTTGTTTGTGAAACATCGGTTTGAACTACAATAGCATTTCTAGTTGCAACAATAGTTTCTTGTTCTGTTTCTAAAATACCTTTTGCACTATAAATTGTTTGAGCAGCAGTTACAGGCTGTGGTAGTCTTTGATTGACCGTTGACGATGATAACCTAAATTCTAATTCACCAGTTTTAAATCTTGGATTACTACCTTGTCCAGCAAATCTTGATTCTGGTATGTTAAATGTTCCATCTACACTACCAACAGCATCTGTAAATAATGGTGAACCAGCAACTGGTGTAGTGTCTGTAGTAAAATTGGTATTCTTTGGTGTGATAAACCTACTTACATCCACACCATCAAAGAAAGGATATAATCTAGTCTTTGGTTTAAATGCTTTACCTACAAATTCTATATCGTTAGCTCTTAACCAAGGAATCATGGCTCTTGATATAACTTTAGTACCTTGTGATTCTTCATCAATCTGTTCAACAACATCTGTAACTAGTCCAGTTCTTCTTAAATCTGTTCTTGTTGTTTGAATTGTTCTTGTGACATCAAAGTTATTGTTTCTAAAACGATCTGTTCTTGTAGCAACAACACCACTCCATTGAGTTTCCCATGAGTTCCAAATAGTTCCCAATGCATTTCCTACACCAGCAAGAACTGTATCATAGTTACCCTCAACATTAACAATTAGTGGTGGAACTAGTTCTGTTTCAAACCACTCATCACCAGTAGGTGTAAGAGCAATTTGTCCTACCCATTGATATATTAAATGGGGTTGAACATTTTCAACTCTTGTTGCATATGGTTGTGATGCAAAAGAAGCATCTGTGTATGGAAGTGTAATTATGTCACCAGTTTTCCTATAACTAGCAGCAGTTCTTTCAGCGTCTGTAGCGACTGATTCAGATAACTTCGCATTTCTCATTACACATTTAGGTCTCATTTCATTTTCAATTTGATCCATGGCAATTTTATAATCACCATGTTTTGCATCTCCAACTCTATGTCCACCAAAGTTATCAACTACAAATCCAGACTTAAATCTATTCAAACCATTTTTATCTGTAACCTCAAATGACTCTGCATCTCTTTCTAACAGAGATAAAGCAGTATAATATTCTACGGTTTCTAATCTCTTTTTTAATCTACCAATGTCAGCCATGGTAAATCTTTGTGTCTTGTGTCTTATAATTATTGCATCATCTGGTGTAAAGGTATATGGGTTCAAAGTTATAGTCGCAAGTTTTAGAGCATTTTCTAATGGTTTTGGTTCTTGTGGTCTTTCAGCAGAAACACCATTTTGTATTCTAAATTCTCCTTGGTCATCTAAGAATAGTAAAGCCATTCTACCAAGATAATATTCAAAATCTACAGTAACATTACTAGCTGGTTTTGGTGTATCAATTGGTGATGCACCAGTTCCATCATACTGTCTATGGAAAAAGTCAAAAGACTTTCCAGTAATTTCATCTACAGTTGCAAGTGTTTCACTTGTACCAGCGATATTTTCTACCGTAGGTCTAAAGTCAATTGAATCTGTTAAAGGAAATAAACCAGTTGGTTCTGGTTCGTCTGGATCAACTCTCGTTGCAGTATAAGATGGAATATTACCATAACCCATTTGTCCAGAAGCATCTGAATAAGAGTCTACACTAAAAAATTCGCCTGCACCGTGACCAAAGAAATCAAATACAATAAGTAATTGTCCTCTGGGTGGTGATACTCCAACCTTTCTTACAATTCTAGAAATATCATAAAAGTTATCTCTTTGTCCAGTATCAAGAACATAGTTACTGGTGATAATTTTTGAACCACCAGTTATAGTTCCTACAGTTGCAGTAGCGCCAGAACTTTCACCAGTGATAACTTCACCACTTTGAAAATCTGTAGCACCTACACCTTGTGTTAATACATATTGCATAGGACTAGATGTAGATATATTTCTCGCAACAGCACCACTAGTTCCACCTCTAATAATTTCTCCTCTAGTAAAGTTTCCTACTGTAGCAGTAATAGTCATTTGTGGAGCAGCTGCAGCAGAAGCAGTAGCCTCTGAGTCATACACAGCAACTAACTTAAATGCATCGGCACGTCCTAGTGAAATTTCTTTATCCCCAGGCCTTGTTCCATATGCATCTGTAGCACCAGTTGCTACTTTAACTTGTTTCATTAAACTGGTAGTTTTAATTCTTTGATTAACATTTGATTTAAATATAGTTGCAGTAATTTTTACTTTTGCACCATTACCTAAAACTGTATTATCTGTAACTGTTATTGAAGCCGTTCCAGTTCCAGCAATGTTACCATCAACACTTACTACTTGTCCTTGGACACCAGTTCCAGCACCAGCACTTAATATTGTTAGTGTATAATCTTTTTCGGCAAAAGCAGCAAAGGTTTCATTTGAACCAGCAGTAAATGACACAGCACCAGACGATGAACAAGTTCCTATAAACTGTCTACGAACTGTCAACGAGGTATCCGTTGCACCATTATTTGATGTGGTTAAAAGAGTTTTAATAACTCTCTTTGGTAGTTTAAATATTGAAATATTTTTTTCTGTATTTTGTAGAGTTGCAATCTTTTCAACTTCCAATGCAATTGTAGTTGAGTTATCTTCTTCTAGAACGATATTGTCGTTAGAGTCTGCACCATTAGCATCCGAAGCATTAAATACAATTTGTCCAGTTGAAATTTCTGATGGTATCAAAACAGCATCTGCTGTAAAATCTTGCCCAGAGTCAGTATCATCCATAAACACAGATCTTGTATCTCTAAATGTATGTGTAACAACTTCTGAAATAGTTAAATCTGTGTTACCAGAATTTTCCACGACTGAATCTGTCTCAGCAGAATCTGATGCTTTTATTTTTTCACCAACTGTAAAAGTACCAATAACATTTGTAAGAACAACTTTATCTGCCCCAGTTCCAGAAGCGAATATAAATCCAGTTGCAGCAGATGTAGCACCAGTTACTTGAACACCACCACTTGAATGATTTGATAAAAGTGTTGCACTAGGTGTTCCACTTAACGTAAGTTTTGTGAAAGGTCTAACATCCCACAAATATAAATCGTAAACAGCGGCAGAAGTTCCTACAACACCAGTACGATATTCAATTGCTTTTGCACGAGCAACACCAATCTGATTACCAGAAGATGCTCCGTTAGTTGTAATTTTATCATCAAATAATCCTACTGTTTTGTATGCAGTGGATTCACCAGAAATAAATGTGATATCTGGTTGTCCAAATAAATTTGTTATTTGACAAAAGTTTCCAATCTCATGTGTAAGGACACCAGTATTAACAGTATTAAAATCTCTTGCTTTAGTTAAGTCCTTAAAGGTAGGTGATATCTTTTCTAATTCATAACCCTTGACATATGCTTTGCCAGGCGAACAAGAAAGAGCAAGTAAACTTTCTGCTGGTGTACCACCATCATCTGTAGTAGTTTTTCCTTGGAACACACCTTGATAATTAGTATTTCTTGCAGTGATGTTAGTGCTTTCTCTCATATCAAAGTTAAAAGGTCTTACCGTATATGAACCACTTTCATCAAAAGTTCTTCTTGCAAGAGTATCTCCTAATACATCATATTCGGTAACTCTAGCTTGTCCAACCAACTGTCCATTATCAATTCTCATCAATTCAACAAAATTAGTATCATCAGTTGCAGTGGTTGATTTTGTAGCAAGAGTTAAAGTAATTTTTAATCTATGAGCACCTTTAGCAGCATAGTTAGATGAACCAGTTGCATTATCTGTAAGTGAAGTGTCTGTCTCTGGTGTTTGTAATGTTTCTGTAATTGTAAAACCTACTCTTGCAGTTACAGTTGTTGTATTCGTAGATAATACTAATCTTTGAGGAGCACATCTTACAAACTGTCCTCTAATGTAATAGACACCTTCTTGTAGTTCAACCGCTGTTCCACTTTGTGAAGCAGTAGTGTTATCAATTGGTGAGTATACAGTTGCAGAAGCATTATTAGCAGCATATGTTGTGGTGTGAGTAATACCAGCATTTGCAGTTAAGTTCTCTCCATTTGCAAATCTTTGAGTTGTACCATCTGTTCCAGTATTAACGTATTGAACATATAACATAGGTTGAGTTGTTGAAGTTGCAATTTGAAATCCTACAACTTTAGCAGTAACACCAGAGGTTTGTCCAGTTACAACTACGTTATTAGTTGCATTATAGAATGAACTTGGATTAATGGTTTCATTAGCAAATGTTCCGTTTAACTGTAGTGTTTGAAAATTCATCATCAAAGAAAGTTGGCCAGGAATAACCACAGTTCCTTCTTTAAACATGTGATTACCATGTTGTTCGATTTGATTTTGTAAAATAGATTGTAGAGTAGTTAACTCTCTCGCCTGAACAGCAAAGCCAGGGCGAAATAAAATTCTATGAAAATCTTTATCCTTACTAAAGTCATCGTAGTAAGGTGATACATTGAGGTCGGTAAGTTGAGCCATTAACTAATCCTTTAAAATTCAATTATTATTTTTATATCTTCTGTTTGGTCACTTGATCTTTGAATAGGTTTTCTATTTTCTAAGTATACAATATTACCACTATCTGGTTGTAACTCTGGATTTGCATACCCACTTGTTAAGGTTAAGGTATTAGAATTAGCCAAGGTAACAGTTTCACTTGCAGTGTTTGATGGTGTTCCAGTTGCGCCGGAAGTTCCACCAGTTACAGTTGTTGTTCCAGAAAAAGCAGCATAAGCACCAGTTGTAGAATTTGTTCCATAAGAACCAAATCTTTCTTGGTGATAATAAAGTAGACTTCTAGCAGAATCCCATTCTACAACTCTACCTACAGCACCAGTAGTTGCTTGTGTTATTGTTTCATCCACATCGAAAGTTCCAGACGATGTTGACATTTTTACAACATATGTCATTCTTCCAGTTGCAATTGAAGAAATGGTTGATGTTCCAAAAGTTGTTGGATCTACAACTATTCCTACTTCTCTGAAATCGTTTGCAGTTGTAATATCATCATTCTCTGCTTGTGTTAGTGTGGTATTTGTCATCACATAGTGTCCACCTAACTCTGCGACAGCATCATTACCGTGTCCACTTTTTGGACTTATGATAACATTTACAGCACCACCAGAACCACTACCTAATGAAGAAGAAGATGTTAATGCAGTGTCAGAAAAGATATATGCAGACCCTAAATTAACAGAACCAAAAGTATACCCATTTCCACCAGCGTGTAAAATTGTATCTGTTCCAGAGGATAATCCAAATCCTTGGATTGCACCACCACTAACTTTGATTGAGACAATCGCACCAGAAGCTGTTCCAGCACTTGTTCCATCTCCATAAACAGCAGCGTAGTAAGTTCCGTCTGTATAACCAGAACCACCAGTTACAGAAAGACTTTCAATCTTACCATCTACTGCAGCTGCACTCACAGTTGAGTTTGTAGACACAGGCATATAGTCTGTGGTAAGAAACTTAGTAGCATCTGATGCAGAAACGGTGTACATATATTTAAGGACATAACCACCTAGGGCAAATGTTGATGTTGATTCTGATGTCGGTTCAGAACCAGAGTATGAAGCCCCAGAGTTATTATCTAATATTTTGTATACTCTAAATGCAGAGGTTATGAAATAAAAGTTTGAGTCAAAGAGATTTGTTGCACCATTGGCAGATAAGTTTGATGCAGATATATTATCTTTGTACATAGAGTAAACAGTTCCGTTTACCCAATTTGTTCTTGGTAAAGCAAAAGATATATCAGTTGATCCAATCTGTTTAGCTGCAATCATAGAATCCCATCTATAGAACTCTGAACTTATATCGTCTGCTGGTGTTGGGGGAATAGTATCGTTTCCACCAGTTGTACCAGAAGTGAATGGTGTTGCTTTACCTATGAATAGGTAATACGTTGATGCAGCTGCTTCAGTAAATGATTCGTGAAACTGATTAGCATTATGCTGTCTAAATTTTTCCGTGATTATTGCCGACATTTTTTAATCCTTTGTATATATTTATAACACATTTCCATCTTATGAAACCTTCTTTAAAGTAATAATTGCAGGCTGTACGATTGGAATGTTCCTTATACTAGTATTTATACTCCCAGACATGGTATAATTTTCAATTGGTTTAACTCCAGCATTGGCGATATAGTCTGATGTTTCTAATACGATATGATTTATTCTATCAGAACCTATATCAGCAGTATCTTGTTCTTGTACAAGTTTTCCATTTTCATCTACTGGATTGCCGTCAGCAGCAGTACTTGTTGCATCAAGAACTATATTACCACCGTCAGCAGTTGTTCCATCTTCTTGAACAATAATATCTTCACGCAATCTTAGATATTCATTTTCTAGTAATATAGCAGGGGGAACACCAATACCATCATTTAAAGAATCTTCTAATTGAATTAAATCTATAGTTGACAATGAAGATGTATCTTCTTCTACTATTGCCCCAGCAGTTTCTTGTATTATTCTTTCGTGTTTACCAGTTATATTTTCTAACAGTATTGATGAGTTTTCATTTACTGCAAAAGCAGTATCACCAACACCACTTATTTCAGTTCCATCCATCAAGATAAAACCATCTTCTTCTAGTGCAATACCAACATCTTCTATTGAAATACTTTGTCCAGTAATGCCAAATCCATTTTGTAATATTTTTCCCTTTCTTGCAATTTCTGTAATCTGTATATCACCTATTTCTGAAAGAGTTAGTGTATCATCGTTTGTAGGTTCAGACAATAGTAATTTTTCATTTCTATTTCTAACTTGATCTGCAATAAAAGTAAAGATAGATGATTCAAGTAATGTTCTACCAGACCCTATATTAATAGTATCTTGTTCAAATACGATATTTTCACCAGCCTCAGTTACTAAGAAAGCAACAGAAGGTAAAGGTTCTTCACCATCTAATCTAATTACATCATGACGAACTGCTGTATCATTTACAACTATAAGTCCACCAGTTTCTAAAAGTATATTATCTATTACTGCATCACCGTCACCGTCTGTATCTGTTCCATCTTCCATACCTAAAATGGAATTGTTTTCCATTTGTATTCCACCGTATGCTTGTTCCACAGCAAAAGGATGATCATATAGATATGTTAATAAGTTTCTAGCAGCATGATTTATTGGTTTAGTTGATCGTGTTATTCTCATTTCTTTTGTTAATATAGTTTCATTATCACTGCCACTTGCAGAAGAACTTTCGGACATAACTCTACCGCCACCAGTTTCATTTGCAGTAAATTGATTTGGTTCATATAGTAATGCAGTACCACCAGTAAGACTTCCAAATTCCATGAGTATTTGAGCACTATCTTCTGTTATGATATTATCAAACTCATCTGTATGTCTACCAGTTTCGTGAAGTATTTGATAATCATCTTCTTGAACTAAATGAGAAACAGCATAAGTATAGTTACTTGGCTGTAAACTATCTTCTAGTAATATAGAAATGTCAGAGGGCATACCACTTACTACATTTGTGTCTGTACCTTCAAGAGCAAGTACCTCATCAACCTTCACACCATTCTCTAATAATATCTGGTCATCCTCTGCACCAATAACCATACTTCCAGCTTTTAATCTTCTCTTAATTGTTTGATCAAATATTGTTTCAAGAACAGAAGCAAGTTCTGGTGTGAATGTTTGAGTATCACCAAGGTATCCAGCAACACCAGCCGCAGTTGTTCCCACAGTTGCAGAAACAAATGATGCAATACTAACTTTACCAAATGGAGCAAAACCAGCAGGATGGACTGCTCTTTTAAGTTGATTAATATAAGTTGCAGTTGATTGTCCAACGGAAACCTCATATGAAAAATCTTGATAATAGAATGAGTCTTGAATACGAATCAAATCCTCACCAATCAAGTTATCAATTGTTACATAATTCCCTACACCAGTTGATGTTGTATCAACACTCAATGTACCAGTGGCAACATCAGCAAAAATAATTGTTCCAGTTGCACCACTAGAATCCGTGATAGTGACATCTTTATTTGAAAAATCAATTGGTTGTTCTAGTATCAAATTTTGTCCAACATTAAGAGATGAACTATTTGTTCCATCCATTACAATAAAGTCAGCAGTTTCATCGTCTAATAAAAATTGATCATTATCTTCTAATGTTAGGTTGAAACCAAAATCTTCACCAAGTAATGGATCACCATTTTCTTGTACTATGAATACTGAGCCTGGATTGATTTCTCTATATCTATCCATAACAATTTTTTCACCAATTCCTTGGACAAAACTACTAATAGATTCTTCTAGTTGAACACCCCCCACATTATAATTAAATCCAGCTTTAACTTTTCCTACAGCATCTTCAAGTTCAATACCACCACCACTTAATTCACTAGAACTTTCTAGAAGTATTTTACTCTTATCTTCTAAATCTAAACGTCCTTGAATAAAACCAGCATCTTCTTCAAATTCTATAATACCAAAACCAGTATAGTTAATTGCATCTTCCAAACGTATATTAAATTCATGTTTACTTAATCCGTCTGTTAATATATTTCCACCCTCATCCAATACGACTGATTGTAGTTGTGGTGTTAAAATAGTATTACCCATTCCACTATGATTTGTACAATAGTAATAAAGGTTTGGAGCATTCGTTGGAACAACTATTTGAATAAACGAACCAGCAGTTCCAATTGGTATAAGTGTTATAACTGATTCAGTTACCCCATCTGTAAATGCAGTTCCAGAAGCATGTGTTCCATCTGGTGTAGTTGAAAATCTTAATTGGTGAGCATTAACAGAGGTGTTATCACTATACAACGATGGGTCAGATAAATCAAAATAATAAGTGTTACCCTCATACAATGCTAATTCTGGTCGTTTAGATTCATTTATCATAAACCGATTGACAGATACACCATCCTCGTTTAATTCTGAATATTTTTTAACTTTTAAAACAAATGTCTGATTGATTGGTGCTTTTATACTAGTTCCATCTAATACAATATTATCCCCACCATCAAAGTCTTGTTCATCTTCTAAGAATAATCTAGATGATAAATTATCACCAGTGTTTCCTTCTAACTCAATACTATCTTGGAAAGTAGAACCTTTTTGTTCGTGAATGATCCTTTCCTCATTTTCAAAAGTTGTAGTTAATAGTTTAGTACCAGTATCAAACGATTGAACTGTTCCAGTGTGTCCGTTTGTAGTTAGAGTATTACCTAAGGCAAATGTTCCAGATACATCTTTTAAAACAAAGTGTGCTCTTGGTTCAATAACTGGAGCATTTGAAACTGTGTAATTGAATCCAGAGTCACTAATTTTTATTGCTTGAATTTTACCAATCTCTGTGGATAGAGAAGTAAGATCAGCACCAGTACCAAAGGTAGATGATACAGAAACAGTAGGCAATCTTGTATAACCATCACCTTTGTTTTCTATAAATATTTTTTTAATTTGTCCAAACTCTGCGCCCATAGAACCATCTTCAAGAACTATTTGATCATTATCTGTTCCAAAGGTATCAACGACTTCTATCTGTTGATTTGTTTGTATTCTAAATCCAGTATCAGTGCCACTAGAATCTGTCCTATCTAATAGTAGATAATCTTGTGGATTACCCTTAATAAAAATGGTTGAGAGATTTTTAGGCGCTGTTGTAAATGTTATAGTTGAACCAGATTGTGTATAAGCAGTTGTAACTACATTATCAACAAGTACTGTAAGAGTATCCGTAGAAGGAACAGTGGATAATGTAAATGCAGTTGTCGTACCATCTCCGATAAATCTATCCTCTAATCTACTCTCTAGTAGGATATCAAAATTTTCCGTACTAACAGAGGTGTCATCTTCTAAGATTATAATATCGCCTGAACTATCTTCATTTGCAATACCACCACCAGTTACAGTTACAAAGCCAGAAGCGTCAGATACGTCTGTGTCTACAGCGTTTGCAGTAAAGGTTACTTTATCTCCCACTTGATAATCAGCACCAGTAGCATCTATTTCAATTGATGTTACTCCACCAGACTTAATACCATCAACTCTAACATCAGCAAAATCATTACCCAAAGCCTCTGCATCAATTATTTCATTGTCTACATATAAAGCACCAGAAGTGCCTAAGTCTGCTGAAGAAACAATTGCTTTTATACGAAAATTAGCAGGAACGTCTGTAAGTGTTGATATTGCAGTAATCAATTCATCGGTTTGAAATGTACCAACTACAGAGTCAATCTCTAGTTCCGTAACAGATACAGAACCTTGTTGAAACGTAATAGTGTCTACAACAATCGCAGTTGCAAAAGATGTTGAACCAGTTATAACTTGGTTAACAATTTCATCAGCAGAAGAACCTATAGTCTCAACTCTCATTGTAGTCTTTTGACGCCAATCTCCATTTGACACCCTCAACATATATTGTGTCGGATAAAAGATAGATGCACTTTCACCAAGTAACAATCTCATAAAGAGTTTGTGACCTTCGGATGTTCCTTTTGCAGAATATAAATCTCTGATAGATTTTATTAGATTTCTTTTAGCAGTTCCAGTTGCAAGAGTATTAGGAATTGCTTCCATAAACGAATCTCTAAATTTATTTAAAAAGTCAAAGATTGTATTGTCTACGTCAGCGTAGTCTAAAAGTTGTTGAATATTTTGAACTGGGTTTGCACGATATCTTTTTAATACACCAGTTGCACCAGAGGTTTGTCCAGTTATTGTTTCACCAGTTTCAAATTTTTGATGAGATGAAATGTAGATTGTTCCGTTACGGACATCTTCTACTATAACTTCAGCAATAGCATTTGATGAAGACCCTATAATAGTCTCACCATTAGTAAAGTTTCCAACCGTACCAGCACCTTGTTCAGCAACGATACGATCACCTTCATCATTAAGAATATAGGATATTGTTTCTGTTTCATATTTTATATAATCAACAGCAGCAGTAAGTTCCATCTTACCAGCTTCAAGAAACTTATAATAGTCTTGAACAAATTTTACAAAGAGTTTGTTTTCATCTTTAACAAAGTCTGGAAACTGTCCTTCTACTAATGGAGATATCTTGCCTAGAAACTTGGAAGATTTTTCAGACATAGATTACTCCCTAATATGCACTTGTTGAACCACTAGATGGATTAGTTTGAACTGTCGTAGTTGTGGTTTGTGCATCTCCACCAGTTGAGGCAACCGTATAACCAACACCAGTTGTGGCAGTAGCATCTACATTACTTAATATACTTGAATTAACTAAATCTATTTCTAGTAGTTGATTTCTAACTGGTACAACATCATTTGAATTTGGTGTTGCTGTCATTCTAATTTGTGTAGAAGTAAGTCCATCAACATTTGATACACTTGAAAATTTATATGCATTTGTAGATACCACACCAGTAGAATAATTTACTGTTCCTGCTTGCGTGGCATAATAAGTTCTCGCAGAACCTTGTAGATAATACATTCTTAGGTTTCCTTTTCCATCATCATCAAAAAACATTTCTTCTGTTCTACCATCAATTTTAAATCCAGTAGATGCAATAATACCACCACCAAGCTCGTTATGGCCAGAATGAGGATTATATAGTGGATTGTTAAAACTAATTGTGTAGGAGACATTTGTTGATATAATCGGTGTAAAGAATTTTGCCATGGTAACAATTGTAGTGTTATTTAAAATAGCAGCATCAACACTATCTACTAATCCAGTAAGAACAGAGTGTCTAAATGGACTATTGAAATTTTTTAAAGATGTATCATTGTAATTTGTAATTGCAGTTATAACAGACGCTTCTAAGTCTGGCCCAACCAAAACAGTTTTTGTAGAATCAAACATAAAATTAACTTGTAGAATTAAGAATGTTGTTTCTGGATTCACAATCACTGGTGTTATTGATGCAACGGTAAATGGACTAAAAGATTTAACTAGTGATGATTTTTGTGCTGATGTTAAGTTCTGTCCAGTATTTGATTTAATTGAAATATAAACTTTTCCATATTGTGGTGTTGCAGTAACACCTAAAGATGAATCAAAACTTCCATCTTCTCCCCCCCACACAGAAACGGCTTGTGCATTTGCAAATAACTTCTTAGTAAATACTTGGTAGTCATTTCTAGTAACACATCTACCTTGGGCCGCATAGTCAAGTGGGGCATTTAATTTTATTGAATTTATACTTTCTGGTTCTGCACCACCAGCAGCGGAAGCAACGAGTGTAATACCAATGTCACTAATACCACCAATAGCACTTGGTGATGAAAAAGCATTTGCACCATTGGCTGCAGTTTTATTTGTAACAACATAATTTAGTATTACGATGTTCCCATCTGTTAATGATTTACTTACAACACCATCACCAAAATAAACTTCATATCTACCTTGTTCTATTTCTTGTAAAAAGTACACATTACTATTAATAGACAGCTGTGATATATCAGTTGCTTTTGTAAAGGTTGTAGTAAATGTATCGGTTGATGAATTTTGAACTGTTACATTTAAAGTTGTAGTATCGGCTCTGTTATCAGTGATAATAAATCTTTGTTCCGTATCAGTGCTATCCACTGTATATTTTGTGGTAACATATGTTCCTTCAAAAATTTCTGTATTATCAAAGTTCACAGTATTACCAGAACTTGTAGATTGGACAGTCGAGGTTGTTACGAATTGATATGATACTCCATCCACTGTACTTGTAAACTTAGTACCAGCAGGCATAGTGGCTGTTGAGTTAGTTGTTGTTAATGCAATACCTATAGTTGCTTTCGGAGCACGACATGAAGATGTTTCGTATCCTAAAGTCTTTGCATGTGATACTACAGAACTTCTTAAAGCCGCACTATCTAAAAACATTTCATTTGCTAACATGTTTGCATTATAACCTAGATAGTGAGTATTGTATGCTAGTGTATCTAATAGAACACTCATACCACTACCTTCAAAATCATAATCTCTAAATTCTGTTTGGTTTTTTAGAAAAGATTTTAGGTTTGCTTTAATTTCATCAAAGTCTAATTCCGTTACTCGTACTTTCTGATTATTTGTATCTGCCATCTTATCTCAATCTTTCTAAGAATACCGTTAAGTCTACTAACTCTGTCGGTGTGTTAACAACATAAAATTCTACCTTAACTTCATAAGCATTACGATCCAAATCTGGTATCGCAGTTACACCAACAAGTTTGGCCCTAGGTTCAAAATTATTAATTACATCCTCAATCTGTCTAGCAATTACTTGAGCAGTAAAGGGAGTCATCAATTCAAATAACATTCCCCTAATGCCAGATGCAATCTCTGGATGAAAAGGTTTTTCAAAGTAATCTAGTTGAACTAAATTACGAACACTTCTCTTTACCGCTTGAACGTCTGTAAGTGTATTTATATCGCTATTAGATGTTTTTCTGCTAAAGAATAAATCTAAATCAGAGTATTGTCTATTATTTCTAGATGTGTTATTATTTAACTGAGCATCATATTGCGACATTTGTAATTCCTTTATTAGTATTTATACTATTCTCCAGCACCGTGAACTGTTTTTAATGTAGTACCACCACTATTCTTGATGAGTAGTGTCGATAGAGTTTTCATTTCAGCAGAACCTACAGCATCGTCTGCAAGTTTATCTTGTGTTACAGCATTGTCAGCCAATATTGTACTATTAACTGTACCAGTAGAATCTGTTTTTACCAGTGTATCTGGATATGATGATGTAGCAGTCGGTAATGTTACATTTGAGACTGTAGTTAGATCTAGAGATGTTGGTTCTGTAGCAGTTATACCAGATGAAATTGCTGTCACGGTATCTCCTTGAGCAGATGTTACTGAACCACTTCCACCAATAGGCACAGTGGTAACTCCAGCAGCAAGTCCAGCATTATCTACATGTTGGTGTCCTACTAGAGATATATTACTTGCAACTACATCGCCTGATGTATAAGTCGTATTACCAGTTGTCGCAGTTTCCGTTTTAGTTGTATATGTTTCTGTCAGCGTTCCAGTTGTTTCATTATGTGTTGTTATTGTTTCTGTAAGCGTTCCTATTGTTTTATTCATAGTATCAGCAACCATGTTTATTGTTTTTGCTTTTATGTTTAATGTGTCATCAACTGTTAGGTTTGCTGATCCTTTAACATGGACGTAATCCGATCCGTGAACCACTTCATAATTGTTACCAACCACCCTTGTGATTTTTGAACCGTCTGGTCGCATTTCGTAGAATGTTCCAGTTTTATGATATTCGTGTATTCTTTCATTGCTCGGTGTGTCATCGTATTCTTTGATATGTCCAACCTCTGATTCAAATACATGGTTGTAAGGATACTTGGATGATGAATGTGACCCAGCTGGTTCATCCCAAGGTTCGCCTGAGGCAACGGCAACTTGTTTATCTCTTTTAGATTCTTTGAGTTCAATGATTTCATGTGGTTTATCATCCGCTCCACCTTTTGCTAATCTGTTTACATCACTTTCATTTAAGTGGGTTGATAGAGGATACACACCATTTGGATCATTAAATCCTTTTGTCTTATCCGATACTGTTTGTGGATAGCCTGGCAGTGTTCCAATAATTACTGGTTGTTGTTGTAATTCAGCATCTCTAAAGAAACCAATAACCCATGTACCCTCAACCATAAATGGTATGCTTTGACCTTTACCATTCATAGACGGTGTTGTTATCGGTAACATTATGTGAGCCCAAGGTAGTGATGATGTAGGTATTTTCACTTTATCTTCTGTGTGAAAACCTAAACATCTTACACGGACTCGTCCAAGTAAAGCAGGATCGTTTCTATCTTCAACGACACCAGTAAACCAGACGAAACCATCTAGGCCCATAAAATTATTTGACATGCTGACTCCTATTCTATATTATTTATAAAGAGTTTATCGCCTTCTCTTCTTCTTCACTAAGGATTGAGCATGGTCATCTAGTGCTTGCTTTCTCAATGTTTCTATATCATCACCTTTAGAAAATTTTGGTTTTTCTCTCATAGTTAATTGGGCATGAAACTTTTGTTTTACTGGTTCTGGATTTTTGCTATTATTAATCATCATAGTGATTGCTTTATAACCATCACCAATAAAAACTAATTTATCATCTTTATATAATCTTGTTTTAGATGATACAGTTGAATCTATTTGCAAATCTTCATGTTCATATATCACATTACTTACCTATTGAATTTAAACTATCCATCACATTGTCTATATTTGGTTCTTTACTGTTAGGATTGTAAATACATTTAAATTGTTTTGGACAGTTATTATCAAACATTAATTCATAAGTTTTATTACCACCTTGATATATACAAGCCTGTTCACCAGATCGTGATTGGACAATCTTCTTTAATCTACAAGTGGTGTACTTTTTTTCTATTATATCACCTCTTTGAATTTTTTGCTGTCGTGTATAGTCTTTCTTTGCGCCGACAGTTTTTGCTCCACCATATAGATTAAGTGGGATTAGTAGCATGACTAATACAATCCATTTAAACATTTAATATACCTTCGTTTTATTTAGGTTTACTTTTGAGGGTTGACATACAGCAACAAATTTAGCGCCAGGCACATCATTTCCTTCTGGGTCTCTTTTAGGAACTCTGGGTTGTTTGTTTAATCTTTCTTGGAAGTATATACAATCATCTATATTGCGAAAGTAAGTTTCATCAATCTTATTCATTCCAAGATAAGTTACTAAAGCAAAAACAAGTTCCATTACCAACCACTTGGATGGCCGTGCATGTCTACAATAATAGAAGCACCCATAACTACAGCAAATCCAATTCCACCCACCAAGATTATTAATCCAATTGCATTTAGGATTTCTCTTTGTCTCATTTGTTGTTCATAGATTAATTTTTGTCTATCTTTACGAATCTTACCTTGTAGTCTAAGTATCTCATCCCATGAACCAGGCCCGTGTGTAAAGTTAACAAAAGTCTTTAGTTCTTGTTCCATGGCAGCTGCTTTTTTCTGAGCAGCAAAAATATCCATTGCTTCTTGTTCTATACTAGAACCATCAAATATTTTTTTAAACAACGGTGGTTTCTTATTTAACTTATCCGCCTGATCAATATCGCTTACGGCACCCATCCACCTACCCATGTCACCATACATAGACTCGATATCTTTACCAAGTTGGAAACCTTGTTTAATTGTATTGAACGCAGCCGTAGCGGCTGCGACCGCCGTAATTGGATCTATCATCCGTACACCCCTCATCTCTCATCAATTAAGTGTTCGGATTATTTATAAGAAACCTACTTTATTAGTTTAGCGTCATAACTTTTATTTGTGTTGTCATTCATTTTGTCAAGATGAAAATCTAAATCTAAATCTTTGGATAAATGTCTAAGTGTTGGTAGTTGATGCATAATCTGTCTGTTTGCAGATAGTTGTCTACCTCTTTGAAAATTGACTAAAGTGTTGTGTAAAACTTTGTGTACTTTTTCACAAATGTTGCATGTTTCTTGCCATACGGCTGTGCTGATAGCACTCATTTTGGTTCTCCCTTTGTATGAAATATAATCTTATTTGATTACACTTATATTTATAATGGAAAGAGTAATTTTAAATCGAATAACACTGTTGTCTAAATGGAAACAATCAACAAGGTTTTGTGAACTCAAAACTAATATTACCAGCGACAACTATTCTTTCGTTTTCCGATTCACTTTTAGGAACAAAATGTTTTATATAACTTGGAAAGATAATTAAGTCACCCAACTCTGGTTCAAAAACTTGTTTGACTTCTGGAAAGATAAGTGGTGGAGATGTTCTATCCACTTTGGCATAGTAGCACCAAGACCATAGAAATGGCCAATGTGTATGTTCTATAACTTCTTCTGAAAATGTTTGGACATTACCCCAACATTCACTATTATGTAATTTAAAATTACCAGACATTTTCTGGCACTTTATAACGACAAGTTCCGAAAGTCCTTTAACAACATCACTCTCTTCATGTAGATACCAAGAAGTCATATTTGCTTTTACGTTTGATAAATGTTTATCATCCGTTGCATGTCTGCGAACAGCATGTTGTATGTGTGTATTCTCTACCTTGTCTAAAACATTAATATGTAATAACGGTATACGAACTATTGCATTGTGCATATGATTAGAACTTTTTAATATATCCGTTAAACCCATTCTTCCGTCCTCTTCTCTTTTAGTAAATTTATTTTTTTATTACAGACACGATAACATACTCTGCATGGTTTGTCAACCCAAGATTCTTTTAGTTTAGTAAACCACTGATTAGTCATGACTTTTGTTGCACCATATTTTATTGCATCATGTGAATCGTCTTTTAGTATCTCACCTATAAGTCCATCTTCCTCAACTGGATACGATGGTTTGAAATAAGTATCTTTGGTTCTCCATCTGTGTATTGAAGCACCAACCCAACAACAAGGAACTATCTCACCAGTGTAGTTTACAAATATCTCTTCATAGTCATCTTGTAAAGCTTTGCACGATATATCTAGGTTCTCTGGCGGCCAAGGTATTGTAGAAAGGTTTGGCATCTCCTTTGTTGTTGTCTCTTCTAATTTATAATCCACCCCATCTAACTTATATTTTTTGTATCCTTTACCATTGTGAAATCTTGTGGTATACACAGAAATAAATTTTTTGAATCCATACTCTTCCGATAATCTCTTTGCTTCTTCTAGTTGATGTTCATTATGTTTGAACACTAAGAAAGACCATTCTGCATTACCACCAGCGGATATAAATGATTTTGCATTTCGTATAATCTTATCGTAGTTTGTTCTATGTCTATACAATGCATGTGTAATATTATCTGTACCATCTAGTGCAAACACAACTCTACGATTTTTGTTATTAAACATACTTCCGAAATGATACCACCATTCTTCTGTCTTTAAACTTCCGTTAGTAGTAACATTAAGTATTATCTTTGGATTATTAAATATAAAGAACTCTACAATCTCATGTAAATCTTTAGTTGCGATAGGGTCAGAATAGTTTCCGACAAATCTTACATTCGATATTTTGTGTGTGTTCCAAAACTCATCATCAAAGATTCTTTCTATATCTTCAAGTCTAAGTTCTGTAGTTTGCATACCAGCCTGTAATCTTAATTCACCATTAGCAGAAGTGTTTCTACCACACTGTGGACACATGGCATTACACTTGTTAGATAATTCTATATGAACCTTTAAAGGTTTTCCGCTATACATTATAAATTGTTTCTGAATTTCCTTCTTTGATAATCTCTATTGTCTTATCTGTCATAACGCCTGTAATCTGTAGAGCAGGTCTTTGTTTCCAACTTCCGTTCAATACACAATGAGGAAGAGTTGACCACTCCCAACACATTACCATACCAGCACGCCACTGTGTGTATGTTCTATTACCAAACTGTAGTATCTGTCCTGGCTCCCAATCTTCTAACATAATTAAGAATCGTATCCTATCACTTGGTTTATATTTAAAATTAGGGTCATCAAGTGTACTCTTATTAAGTTCACCTTTCCCCTTATACTTATCAATGTGCCACATAAGTTGATCGTTAGGATACAAGTCATTAAATCTGCATCCTAATTTCTGTTCTCTATTCAACTGTAGTGTAGAGATCATATTTTCAAATACTGGAAGCATATTAAAGTAATCTATTCCATCGGCATTATTATATAGAACAATATCCTTCATTTGATTATTCTCATATGCTTTTCTTTGTTTGGCCAATTGGGGCGAATCAAAGTCACCCAAAAAATTATTATCTGTTTGGGGCATATCTCCCATCTCTCTAGCGGTAATTATATCTTCTGTCCAATCACCAACAAAGTGACCAAAACACTTGGAATATTCGCCTTCTTTATCTTCTCTGAATTTATCAAAGTGCCATGGTTGTTTAAAGGGTGATTTTATCATATTGTTCATCAATCCATCTCCGTAGGTCTTAGTTGAGATTCTTTTAAGAGTGATAAAGAAGCTTGTACAACTCTTTGGGGATATTTAATATTGTATCCAGTTCCTGCTTTAAGTGATTCTAAATCAAGTAATGGTTTGTGCCAGTGTTCTATTGTATCCCATTTCTCTATAAGTTCTCTACATATCTGGTCATATTCTGTATCGTCTATTAGACTTTCGTTTTCTTTGTAATAACAATATGATAACATTAAGTAATAAGGAACTAACATGTTAGGATTTGTAAGGTAAGGTTTCTTCATTCGCCAACTCTCATCCATTCTTCACTAGGCCGTCCTCTCATCATAGCACGTTGTGTTCGCATGTCATCATTATATATTACCGTAGTATAGATAAGACCACATATTAAATAAAACTTTACAAAAAAACTAATCATAGACCACTTGCACCAGCCATCTTCATACAGATTAACACCGTTATGACTAGAATTGTTAATACAAGATATTTTCTAGAATCTCCATTTGGATCAATCATTCACTTTCCTTAACATAGTTATACTTCCTTGACGAAACTTATTTGGTTCTACAATATCCATACGATATGCATTGCCAGTCGCATTATTTAGTATCGCATCCATGTTCTTATTTGGTTGTCCTCTAAAGTAAGTAAAGTGAAAGAACACATATTCAGAACACAAATCCCAATACTCTTTCATAAACTGTTCATACTCTGGCGGCCCACCACAATCAAACCATACGAAATCAAACTTACCATACTTCGGTTCTATCCATTCTCGCATACCTTGAAACTTACCGTCAATTAATTCTATCCAATTTCTCTGTGGCACTTCGACCCGACCGAGCGACATATCATCTACAATTACATAACGAGGATCATAAGGTTTCTCGTAGTAATCCATATCGTGATTACCATCAAAGTCTACTTGAAAGTTCTGTTCTATCGCCTCGGCAATAAACGGAGTCGTATACCCAACTCCCACTTCCAGTATTCGCTGAGGACGTACCATACGAATCATACTCGCAAGAAACGGGCCTACGTTCTCCGTTCCGAAACCTTTCCGATAATACTTCTCAAACCGTTTTTGAGGTTTGACCCCTGCTGAGACTACATCGAAAGTCTTAACGTCTTTTTCCAGTACTGGCATCTGATGCTTCCTTCTCTGATAGAACAACCAGACCACCCTTATTGTACGCCTGTCCTATGTTATAAGATTTAGTTAATGTATACTTCTGACCCCTTAGACAAGGACTCCAATCATATTCGGATATATCTTTTTGGGGTAGTGCAACTGAAACACGCTCAGTTTTGGGGGGTGGGGCCTTTGCTTTGGAACTAGGGTCGTATCCCATACGTTTGAGATACTTCTCATGTTCTGCAATAGCGGCAGCCATTTTCTCCGTAACTCTTTTCTTCTTACGCTTTTTGTGATTGTTTGTATTCCAATATGCTGGAAGTAAATGCATACCACTCATATTATGCTCCTAAGTAATGTTTCATTATACCACTAGTGTTAATGAATAACCCAACACCATTGATAAAAATTAATGCACGATCATTCCACCAATATCCTACAATCAACCAACCTAACAGACCAAACCAAAAGAAGATTAGATTGATAGGATCTAATCCACCCACAGAGGTCAGTGCCTGTGCGATAATTAATAATATAGAAGAGAACCACTTAACATACCAATCCTTAGTATATGTAGGGGTCATACTTTTGAAATCATAATTCATACAATATAACCTTTGTAAATATTATACGCCTCTATAGTCTTATTAGGAAAAGCATAGGGATTACGTTCTATGAATATCAATAATTCTTTCCAAGTCAGACCTAGAAACTTTCTCTCTTTTTCAAGATGAGTAGTTGCACCTTTGTATTTCATTACACCATCTCCGTTGCAGTATATCTTTGGGGAACATACTCTGTTTCAATACATACTATATCATTGGCAGTAATCCAAACTGTATTGGAATGTTTCCAATATTCTTTAGACTCAAAAGAGTGTATCACATTATCATATGATTCCTTTTCAGTATTTCCTAAAGCATCTATAAGTTCAAACTTACCCTTACCAAGTTGATTAGTAACATAAATTGTAGATTTGTATTTCATTGTAAAACCTTTCATCATCATTATACGAATCAGCATACCACACAATGAAGCAAATGTCAAGTAAATTCTTTAAGTACCTACTATTGCATTTATAGATTGCCCCAAGGCCGCTGAGTTTTAACCCCCCCTTATGCTAGCTGGTAGGGAACATCAGAGAGCTACTCAACACATCATGACACCATCATTATGGAACTTTCTCTGTCAACCAACCCACCTTAATGAGTAGCTCTCTTCTGATTCTCTTTATACTACCACACTTAGCGGCTAATGTCAAGTACTTTCTCAGCGGCTGCCAGAGAGAATACTCTCTGTTTGTGCATCTCTAAGGCTACTCTTAGTAGCTACTATAGTTATTCTGATGGGCATACAAGTACTATTATACACACATGTGGAGCGCTTGTCAAGTGTTTTTTTGTTTTATTCTGTATTATTTTTGGAAGCTCTCAGAGAAAATTCGGTCTCTTGCAGACTTTAATCACAACAACTATATGTTTATTCTGCCATTTAATTAAAGTGTCCGATAATCCCATAATATCCCATGATTACCCATTCTTTTCCGCTAGTCTATTCTTTCTTATGAAATCCTTGACCTTTATAGTAGGTTTCCACGCTATACTCTTCATAGTACGAATGTCAGCAAGGGTCGTATGTCTCTCATATGCCATCTCTGGGTACTGTTCTATTGTATGGCATGGTAGGTCTGGGCGTATATCTTGTATTGATATGTTAGTGCCTGTACCTATGTCTACTACTCCCTTGATATGGTGATGTTTTATGAGTTTCTTTATAGCACTGCATATGTCGTTTACATGTATGAAGTCTCTTCTGTGATTTGTTGTATATTCTAATTCATTGTTTATTAATCTATCAAATAGCATACCCTTTCTGGGCGTGCTACTATATACGGTGTGAAACCTCATGAATACTACGTTCTTATGTGGTATTGATTCTGCTACATACTTACTCGCAGCATATGGATTTAGATGTGGCTCATATGCTGTGCTACTTGATGCAACTAGGCATCTTATGTGCTTATAATGTTCTAGTATACGTTTTGTACCCTCAACATTTGTTTTCCAATAGTCAGCAGGGCGATTTATTGACTCTCTTACACCCCCTATACCAGCAAGGTGAATCACCATATCTATATCATTCGGCAATGGTGCTTTCGTAATACATTGATGGTCGGTTATTTGATTAGGTGTAGGTCTTGCAGAATCTAGTCCAGCGATATCGTGGTCGTCCTTTAGCGCATCCATGAGCGCGCTTCCGATGAAACCCCTATGTCCAGTGATAAGTATTCGCATTTTAACTATTTATGCCATTATTAGCGCGGCAGTATATGTAATCCATATCAACCACCAAATTAGGAAAGCGTATAGACACCATTTAATTAATTGAAACATTTAATTTATTGCCATATTTTATGATTAACGCTTTTAGCACATTATTCCAATACTTTGTAGACCATTCTGTGCTACACATACCAATAGTCTCATTTACGTTATTTTGACGAGTTGCCGCTAAGTTCTCATCCAGAAGAGCGAGTGGCCAATCTGGACTATCCATTCCAAGGATATCGTAATCCCAATGATTTTTTAAATATCTCATTTCTCATTCCACTTCAAAATTTCAACAACACCATCCTTACTTACCTTAGAGCGTAAGAATCCATCGGCAATTAACTTATCTATTGTTACCTCAATAACATTTGCTTGTGGTTTGATTACCCACAAATAGTAAGTCACAACTGAACCGGCTAAATATGTGCCGAACATCCACCACTCAATCATATTTGTATTGTTTCCATATGAAAGAGATCAGACGCCTTTTTACCCTTATTGGCAAATGCCTCTAGCGCTTTATCCACAGATTCTTTCTCTGTCGGTGCAGTATAGGATACACATTGTTTTAGCGCTTGGCGCTTTTTCATATGTGGTATCTTAGACTCCTTTGTTACAAATCCTATCTGATGTAGCAGTCCTTCAAAAAAGGTACGATCTGTATTTACAAAGATGTTAGTCTTGTACATAGGTTTTTTCATGTAGTTTCCTTGTTTCGCTGATTAAAGATAAAGAGGCCCAGTCCAGCGTATACCGAAACCCCCTTCTAGAACATTACCACGAGCGGCGTTACGAGCAGGAGCATTAAATCCTGCAGCTTTAAGTAAGTCACCCTTTTTAAATTTTGAATCTGTATCTGTATTGACTACAAATCCCCATACTTGACCCATACGGCCTTGTGTGTGGTCGGATACACGACCAATCTTAATATATTTTTGTCCTTCTTTAATCATAAATTTTTCACGAAAATCATCTGGCGTCCTATGTGTATAACCACCTAGTGAATAATCATATGCAGCGGCATTCAACATATTGTCTATACCATCCATTACATTATCAAATTGTTTTTTAATCTGTGTCATTATGCAGCCTCTTTCATTACAGTATATGGTTTATTGTACTTACCAATATTAATATCGGTATAATGTGATCTATGAAAATAGTCGGTCATCGCATCATCGTGATTAAAATACTTAGTACCTTTCATCTCGGCAAGTAACTCATTTAGAAATTTCTTCTGAATACCTTCATAATGTGAGTCAATGTGATACACATTTACTTGACTATAATCGTCACCATGTGAATGTTTGAACGTCATCGGCCCAGACATAATATCAACATACAAACTCATATGGTTTCTAACACCAATATTACCTTTCATACCGTACTTTTTAAGAACTTTTTTTATACCGATTGACAGTTCTTTTTTATCGGTTTGTGATACATAAGCCATATTTTTTTCTCTCTCATCATTGATTATGTATATACTATAACACGATTATAGGGCTTTGTCAACCCCTAATTTTAGGCGTTGATTTTACAGCGTTTTTAGTAGTTGTATTTATCTAATATGGACACTTTACGTTCACCGATTCGCTTTGATTCGGCCAGTTTTTTCTGGATGTTGTACATAACCTCTGGTTGCATTTGTTTTCGTGTCTCTTTATCCTTATATCGTGTGCATTTGTTATCTGCTACACAACTACAGCGTATCTTTGTGCATGTCACAAAATTCCTGGGCAGCGTAATCTTTTTGTCCTCTATATTTGCATAAGAACCACCTATCTTACATACTCCTCGTTGTATGTTGCCGTATTGATCTATCTGACACCCTTCTAACCCTATACCACACAGCCAACCGTTAAAATTGTCCTCTTGTCGTGTAATCATATTGTTTGCCCACTCTTCCTTTGGTTCGTCTACTTCATTATAGTAGGCAAGCATGTCTGGTTGGTCAAATCTCTCACCAATCTCATCATATGATTGAGCATGTTCTCGTTTCTCTAACCACTGTATCTGCTCTGGTGTATAGAATGGGTCGTACTTACGATTGTCGGAATCCCATGTGCTCTTGGTTCGTATTCTCTTTAGATGATGATTGATTTGTCCTTTCTCGCAAAACTCTACAATGTTTTGTACTGTATCCCAATATTCTGGCTCTGCCATAAGATTGACACTGAATTTTTTTAGTGGTAATGCAGATAGGACATCCTTGAATTTGTCTAACTTTAGAAACCCAAAATGTGAACTGAACTGTATCTTTTCTACCCACTCTGACAATTCTTTGTAATACTTTGGTAGTCTTGAACCATTACTATTGAGTCCTAAGTTTGTTGCCCGTTTTGGGTATTCTGTTTTCAACCACTTGACAAACGGCAGNAAGTNTGGATTGATTGTTGGNTCACCACCAGTAAACCATATCTTGATATCCAGATTNCTTGGTATNTCTGGTTCAATCTTTCTAAAGATTTCTTGGAAACTTTCTAGACTACGATGCGCTGATGTATAGTCATGTAGATTGTCTGGGCAATAAGCACAATCGTAATTGCATCTTTTACCCACATTCCAGTGAATTGTAAAGAAGTGTTGTGGTCTATTGCTTTGTGTTACTATTCTTTTATTCATACTCTATTGGAAGATCTACTCCATCTCCATACAACCCTTTTAGGATTCTCCTCTTCAATTATACCATGTTTTTGTTTTCTGTACTTTAGTGCTTTCTGTTGTATGTTATAGTGTTTACGAGTCATCTTTCGATAGTCGGTATCACCAATCCCATCAAACTTTGTTGCAAATCCAAAATGTTCTCCTAATTCTATAATATAATCGTTAGACCA